GCAGATTACGGAGATGCGTTTGCGGAATATGGTACAATTGGAGTTTTGATGAGAATACAAGATAAAATAAAACGGTCAATGAGTATTACGAAGAATGGTGTCACGTTAGTAGACGACGAAAGTATACGTGATACGTTGATAGATTTGCATAATTATGCTGCAATGGGGATAATGTTGATTGACGAAAAGTAATATAAATAATTGGTACAGTATTACTGTAACAAGATATGGATATTATGGGTGGATTTCTATTTGATGCGGTGACAATTATATGGAATAATGTAAAAGTGCAAACAATGTTATTCATGTTTCATTCTTACCATTTTGGTTTCCATATGCATAATTATATTTACAAGCGGTTTTTGTTGAATACAGGATTGATGAGAGAAGACCCAAACGATTCTACTTGGTGCAATATATGTACAATGACAGATACTTACGCATTGAGAAATCACTATAAGTTTCAAAATTTTGAAGATGAAGCACATAAAATGTTTAAAGAAGAAAATAAAATTTTAGGTTCAAATACTGTAGATAAATTTAAATCCGATAAATTGTGGATGTATAAATTATCTAATTCGAAAACATTGGTGTACAGTAAATTCAATAATGGGTTTCGGAATGAGAATGCAAAATTAGAAAATCTAGAAGAAGACAAATATCCAATATCAAGTGTTGCTTCAAAGTTTTTGTATGTAGAATACATTCATCCAGATATGTTAGAGGCAATTGAATTAACGATTCCACGAAGTATGTATGTTGTATATAATGAATTATTTACTCCTTGTTTTGTGTTAAACATTTTAGAAAGACAAGACAAACCTTATGTATTTGATGAAAAATACATTATAACTATTGTAGATAAAGACTGTAAACAAATAGAGCTTAGATTTAATAATCATATTAGTATTTTAGAAAGTTCTTACAAACATCATATGTTACTGTACTAAATCCTTGAAGACATTTTAGGATGACATAGAAATAATATCGTATTATACTGTATAATATTATTTCTAATATGGTGAAATCAGCGTGTACAACAATAAAAAAAATGAAAAATTGCAGACATCCTTGTAAAAAGGTAACCATGAAAACTAAGAATGGAAAAAAGAAAATCTGTAAAACGAAGTTCGATAAAAATGCTGACCCAAAGAGTTGCTCCAAGAAAAATAAGAAGAAAGGAAAAAAAGATGCTGCAAAATCACCGAAGAAACGTAAAGGAAAACGCAAAACGAAAGCACCTAAACTTGTAGTTGAATCTGACGCTGAACCAAGATCCGACCCTGAAGTTAAAGAAGAGGAACCAAAAGATTTAGCACAATCGGAACAAGAACCAGAACCAGAACCAGAACCAGAAGCAGGTTTAGAACAACCTCAAACAACACCAGGTAATCCAATTCAAGGATTTATAGATTCTGTCACAAGTACTGCAAAAAATGTAACTAATTATGATCCAGTTAAAAGTGTCGTAGAACCTGCACAGAGTGGAGAAGAATCAAAAGAGGAGATGCAATAAATTTTATCTATATCAATGCTGTAAATAATATAAAGATTGTTTTCTTTGTATTATTATATTGACATATAGGACAATGATGTTAGATTGTCAAGTAATGTCGACCAAAGAAGAAATTCTGAATGTTAATGTAAATACAAAAGTCCATGCGTTGAATGACAAATGGGTTTTATATCACCATTTACCATCCGATAAAAATTGGACTTTGTCTGGTTACAAAATATTGGACAAAGATATTTCAAGTGTTGAGCGTGTAATTGCATTACGAGATGCATTACCTGAAAAGATGATAAAGTATTCTATGTTATTTCTTATGAGAAATGGCGTTACCCCTTTATGGGAAGACCCACGTAATTGTACAGGTGGTTGTTTTTCTTATAAAGTGTTTAATAAACACGTCGAACAAGTGTGGAAAGATATGATGTGTATGATATGTGGTGAAACTATATTAATTGATTCGCAAGATAATGAGTGTGTGAATGGAATCACGATTTCACCGAAAAAGAATTTTTGCATTATCAAAATTTGGATTAGTGATATGAATCATCAAGACCCGAATATTGTAAACTACATTGAAAATTTGACCAGACATGGTTCAGTATTTAAAGTACACGACCCGTCATAATAATTAATCATTATTCAAAGGAGGAAGTGGAGACAAACACAATCGAATGTCTCCCATATTAGACCCAATATCATATTTTACAATCAATGGTAAACTATTCTCCAAATAAATTTCTAAATGTTGACATAGAGGCGTACACTTGATGAAGTTATTAAGTGATTTTAATGGGAATTCTCCACTCATAACTACTGATGCATCTGGTTTACGTCTAAATTTAATCGCATCTATTTTGTCATCGATTAAATCATTTACAGCGTCTTTTTGTTCTGTACGATATATGCGAGATTTAGCATAAGGTCCTACACACGAAAAAATCAAGTCATCCCCGACAGATTCTATTTTAATTCTGTCAGAAATTCCTGTTAGATCACGAATAATTTTTTGGAAGCCAGCACTTGGCATATGAATAATTGCAGAATAGTTTACTTCAGGAACTTCCAGTTCATCTTCTTCAGGCTCATACAGCCTCAACTTATAATTATTGCATTGATTTATCTTTCCATTATCATACTGTAACCCTAAATGTGAGACACTTCCCCCGCGATAATCAGCATCATCAATATACATTGTAAATAAATCGTCATTTGATGTGTTTGATATAAGCTTAAATAAATGCAATGAATTTGCACAAATTACTATTTTGTCTGGATTACATTTGTGTTTTTCAAATAATAGTTTTACAGCAACTAAAGTTGTATGATTCTTATCAAAATTAATAATCTTTAGGCCATTCTTATCAATTACCATTGTTACATCAGGAACTAAATCTTTTAAAGCACTAAACAGGTTTCTAATAGGAGAAATCTGAATAGTTTGCATTGTTAGAACATTTTTTTCGATATCCATTTTACTGTACAAAATGCGTTTATATACGACTATGAACGCATTTTTTATATGTTTTTTACTGAAATATCTTACTTCGATTTTACTGAGCCTAAATATGTTCCATTTGTTGTAATCGCTTTTGTAACTTTTGGTCTAAAAAACACAATAAATCCAATACCGCAATTGAATACTTTATACATTTCTTCATTTGAAATATTACCTGTTTGTTGAAGCCATTGGCACCACTCTGGGTATTGAACTATATTATTGTCTAAAGGAAGTTCTAATCCTTTTGGTATAACTCTTTTCAGATTTTCGGTCAAACCACCACCCGTAATATGACACATTCCTGTTATTGTACAGTAATTGCTTAGTTCCAGTACATCCTGTAAAAAAGAACTGTGTGGTGTTAAAAAATCATTCATTATTTCTTCAGGAGGTTCATTTGTTTCCAAAATTTTGCGTATTAGAGTATAACCATTTGTTTGAGGACCTGATGATTTGAATCCGATTGCCATATCGAATTCTTCTACTCCATCGGGGTCTATAGAAATCGCTTTATCTCCTACAATCGTACCAACCATATCCATATGTCCATCTTGGTATACAGACGGCATTTCTGCTGTCTCACCGCCTAATACTACACAACCTGATTCTTTACACGCATCACAGCACCCTTTCACAAAACTCGCGCTGTCTTCTATATTTAGTTTACTACTTGCGATATAATCGAGGAAGAAAAGGGGCGTAGCCCCTTGTACTAATATATCGTTAATACTATGATTTACAATATCATGACCACAGTTGTAATAACTACCTGTTTTTTCTTTTATCAAAATACCTTTTGTTCCTACTCCATCTGTAGATGCAACTAAAGTTCCATTTCTATATTTGAACTGTCCACCAAAGTTACCGTGTTTACCTAATACATTTTCGTTGTATGTCGACTCAACGTCGATTTTAATTTGCTGTACAAAATCATTTCCTTTCTCGATATCTACACCTGTGTGTTTATACATCAATATTAATGTGTGCTAAATTTATATACAGTTTCAACCGAATATCTTAATATATCAGTTTTTTCCCTATCATTGAAGAGAAAAAATTGATATTCTATTTTTGATTAGTTACAGTACTACAACTTGTGCTCCGAGCACCCAAAATAATCATACAAATCACTAACTAACTATGACAACCGTTGCTATGAATAAAAAGTTCCTTATTGGACAACTATCTCTACCTGATGTAATTTGTGATCAAATAAAGGATTATATCTTCATCGACAAAGCCACATCTGATTCCCGTAAATTTATGAGAGAACACGTTTTAGGGCTTATCAGTAGTATGCGATGTGCCGAAGAAGTAGACCCTCTAACATATGCCACAGGAACAACACAATCTTACAGGTTTTACAAGGATTACCAAACTAAAAAAAGAACACCACCGACTTACATACATAGTACTGTATGTGCGTACTGTGGAAACTATCGTGTAAACAATAGTTGTACAAATAGTATGTGCAACTGTACAAATTCTTATCAGGAGTGGACTGAATATGACATGGATAATGAATACGAGCTGCGTGAGTATGAAGAATTCCAGGATTGGCACACTGCAATGATGGGAGAAGAATGGGCGCAAGAAGACAGACTTCACGACTATGGATATGACTAAGTGTATATATTTTGTAAATTTTAACCACAGTATTAAAAAAAGTTAACCTCTTTTTTTTCGTGTTCTTTTTGCCAGTTTTAATGCAACACTTTGTTTAGAACATCCTTCTTCTAAAATATGATAATCTACTGTACTAGCTGGACCTCCTGTAATAGAGCTTGCTAATCTAGCACGAGCCCACGATTGTGCGGTTTGCATCGGACGTGAACCACTAGAATAGAATGCTCCACGGCCTTTCTTTGCGATTTGTCTCAATGCTTTTACTGTACATCTAGTTTTCCGAGACAATTCTTTTGATGGTACAATACTATTTACATTATATATTTTTTTTGCATTTGATACATGACTGGATTTCTTACGCTTGTATGTTTTTAGATTAGGACGTTGAATGTATTTTTGTTTACTGTACAATCTCCTTGTATTGATAATATTTTTGCGCTGTTTTTCTCGGTCTTTTTTTGATAAATGTTTTGGAATATATTTTGTAGGTATTTTCATTATATGCTGTAAAAAATATATTTGTTGTGTTTACTGTACAAATATATTTTATTCTATTTTGCAATTTTTTAACTAAAGGCGTCCCATTTCAAAACTTCACTGGTATAATTTTATTTTGTAGGTTTGGGTACAGCTTTTGATTGTCGTTTTTGCTGTACCAAAGTTGCTTTTTGTGTTGGTGCTTTTGCTTTTTTGGTTTCTCTTGGTTCATTTTCGATATCAGTTTCTAGTCGTGGATGAGTGAGATAATCAGTTGTCTCATCTTTTGTATTACCGTAACATACTAATGGTACTTTTTCTGTTTTATTGTGGCTTTCTCTGTACAATCTACAATCCATAGCGGACTCTTTAATAATGTGTAAGAACTGGTCTATAATTTTTTGTTTCATTTGTGCAATTTCGTATAAATATTCGTCAGTGGTAATATTTCTATTTGAATCTAATTTACTTACGTCATTATCCATTAGTTCTTTGTACTGGTCACCTTTCATCTGTGATTCGGAGAATACACTTAAGTACAAGAAAACCTGTACATTACGCATATCTTGAGGCAACTCTAGATGACTTCCAATACGTCGTGCACGTCCAATAACCTGGTCAGTTCTTGTTTTATGCCAATAAGGTTCCATAATGTGGACGAATCGTGTGTTTTTCAAGTTAATACCTTCTGCCCCAGCTTTTGTAATCATAATCATTTTCGCGATATCACCGTACATATTATTGGGGGCAACCTTTTTCAATCTACTTGCTATTTCATCTGGTACTTTTTCCCATAAGCCATTATAAATATTTCTTGCGATTTCTTTTACTTCAGGGTCTTCATTACCAGTATAGGTAATATATGCAGGTTTACCAGCATTTTCAGGCGTATCGTAATCTACTAATCTCCACCCACCAGAATACTTTTCTATTTTCAGTTCTCTCATTCCATTTGCATCACAAGTAAATTTGAAAAACATGATACCTTCCAAATTCAAGAAATCACTGTACAGTAGGTGTGGTCCTCTATTGTTTCTGTCCTGTACACGATTCAAGATTTCCAGATATTTTGGACTATACAATTTCAATGCTTCTTTGCTGAAGAAATCGGTTTTCCTTTCGGACATTATATTTGTTACTCGCTCAATATCTTTTTTGTACAGGTCTTTCTTGTTTTTATCAGAAGCGTCTTCATTTGCATTTGCATTTGCATTTTCATCATTTTCGTGGAAATCCAACGCTCGTGGTCGCCCAGGGTCTTTTGGAATGAAGTAATTAGAACATAGACGTGTCGATGAACGATAACTTCCAGTAGCTTGTAATACTTCATGATTGTTTCCTAGTTTTTGTTTCATCATATTTTCTTTTAATTTGGCGTTTTTCTCCATTTTGATTTCTTCTGTTCTCATCTCTGCGTATGTCTCAAACTGTTCATTACTCATTGGTACTCTAATTTCGTGATACTCTTGTCCATCTTCATTCAGTACAAAATCGGGCAATAATCCTTCTTTCGGACTTCGGAAATAAGATGTCAATCCTAGAATACGTTTATGCAGTACATTACGATTTGTTACAGCATCAGATGAAGTAACACTATTGGGTTTTACAAATTTAGTTTGGAACTCCTTTTCTTTATCGGGGAGTGCGCTGTAATGTACAGACTTTGTTTTCTTGACTTCTAATCCATTTTCATTTAGACGTTTCGTAATTTGCTGTACAAATTCTTTATTTGTAAGAGAGCCGTCTTTCAGTACACCCATATAATTTTCCGAACTACCTCCTTTCATTGTATTATCATTAAGTGTCTCATCAATGGATGGTAATTTTGTTTTACTGGTGCGACTTTTATTTTTTGGAGTTTTGCTTATAGTGAACCCACCTTTCAGTTTCTGTGTTTTATTTTGTACTGGTTGTGGTTGTCTCATTTGTTTTTCACTTGCGTTACTGAATCCGAATGGATTTCTGGTAATTGTTAATTTTCCGCGTGCATAGTCAATATAATCATACTGTAAAAGATTATGTTTGTCCAATAATTTTTCAATGAAAAGGGTATCTACTTTTGCGGTTGTATTTTGTTCAAGAGTAAATTCCCAAGTGTTGATGGTTCCGCGTAAGATATTGTAAATAATACCCATTTCGTACGGGTGATTCACAACAGGTGTACCTGATAGAAGTACAATACGTGCATTTTCAGCATCCATAAGCATTTTGTATATTTTGGTGGTGATTGCTTTTGGGTCTTTAAGATTATTTTTGATGTTGCTTATGAAGTTATGTGCTTCATCAATGATTACTGTACAATTATCGAACGGATTTTTGGTGCCTTTTTTGGCTTTTACCAGTTCTTCAATACGTGTACCAAGTGCTCTTCCTGCATTGTAATGTACAAATTTATATTTATTCTGTACCATCATTGATATTTGTTCCTTGATCATTTCTTGTTGTTCCATTGGGTAAGTGTCAAAGTTGGCAGGTTTCTGTACATCAACCATCCATGCACCTTTTTTTTCAATGACATATGTCTCAGGAAGTTTTAATGCTTGAGACAATAATTTTATCATTTCGGGTTTTCCTTCTGTTTGAAGGAATTCCCAATTCTGGTTTCGTTTGAACAGTGGGTCACCAAAGTCTTCTAATTCCGCATAAGATTCCATTTCTACGGTATAATTGGTATGGAGTGATGCTGGTAACATAATAACGATATCGTTATCTTCTTTTAGGCCTTCTGCTATGGAAATACTAGTGTACGTTTTTCCAGAACCTAGACCGTGATAAATAAGTAGACCACGATAAGGTGAATATGTACTTAAATAATCCGTGACGACACGCTGGTGTACGAAAAGGTCATCAGAATCTTTATATTTGTCTCCATTTTTCCTTGCCAGTTCGTGTTTTGAAAAGAGTGTTTTTAATTTCCCGAAGAATGCTGTACGATTATTCATATAATATGAAGGTGCGCGTAAGACGAGAGACTCTCGTTGTGGTATTTTGTCCTTGATTGATTCTAAATCTACTTCTACTGCACTTATCTTTTCCAGCAAAGCTTTGTTTTTTGGTTGTCGTTTTACAGGTTCTTTTTGTGGTAATGCTGCTCCTGGTCGTCCATATTTATACCGTAAATAAGATGTCATTTGATGTCTCAACCACATCAGTACATCATAATCTTCGACTACTTGTGAAGATGGTCTGTACATTAATTTTGCAGGAATTGTTAAAAAGAGAATGTGTTCTAGGTCTAAAGTGGTATCTTGAGAGAACTTTTCGTACAATGCGTTATATTCATCAGTCTTTTTCCTGGATTCATAATCGGAGTCTACAGTTAATTTCAGTTTCTCGAATTTCTTTTTCTTGTCGATTTCTAATGCTTTCTTGTAAGAAGAAATAAGTGCTGCTTTTAATTCCTGTGATTCTTGGTTTCTGTATTTAGAAGCAATTAAGTAATGATCTACAGAAGACCACATTTGCCCATCCAATTCAAATGGTGTCTCATATGTATTACATAATTTTGCGCGCCAATCTTGTATTTTTGATAATTCTGTATATGATTCTCCAGAGTTCTTTACAATATTTTCTTTTGCGGCTTTACCTGGTGCAACCTTGGTGTTCGCACATACTATAAATACTGTAGAAGAATCAGTTTCGATTGATTCAAAATTGTCATTTTTACTGGGGAATGGTGCTTCTCTAATAGGTTCTTCTTGTTGTTCTTCTTGAACTGGTTCTTGGTCTTGGTCTTGGGCTTGGTCTTGGTCTTGGTCTTGGTCTTGGTCTTGAAGTTGTTCAGGTTCAACAGACATGTCATCATCTTCTTCGAGTTGAATGGATTCTTTCATTAATTTCTGTTTGGTGGGCGGTAAGTCTTCTATTGGGAATTCTGTCTCAGATGATGGAGACGTAGATGCAGAAGGCGCGGATGATTCTGTACTCACTGATGGTTCTACAGGAAAAGCATTTGGGTCTTCACAGTACACAACTAGGATTTTATTTTGTTTCAAGACATCCAATATATTTTTACGGTTTACAGTTCGTTCTTCTGACTCACGTTGGTCCATAAGAATTTCGGATAATGGTTTTGACTGAGTTTGTCTTTCTTCGATTGTCTCGCCTTCTTCCAATTCTTCGCCCTCTTCTAGTTCTTTTTCTTCTTCACCTAGATTCACATTTTGTACAGGTTTCTGTAAATCATTATACCGTATAGCTACAGGTTTTTGTTTTAAAATATTAACTATATTTACAGTATTCATTGTAATATAACAAGGTATATATTATTCATTTATACTTTGTTATTCGTCATTTGTTGTAATTATTATTGGAAAACATTATGTTTCTGTTGAATTTTTCCGACAGTATCTTGGAAATCATAAAATGTTTTAAATAATTCAATCGCCATTCTACAAGCGATTTGTTCTGCAGTCTGTTTTGTTTTATGAGTACCTTCTCCTAAAAAGAGATAAACACATTGTTTTTCAGCCAAATGACAATGAATATCATCAAAAGATTTAAACGGACATTTTGTAATTGTTTGTTCGTGTCGTACACCATATGTTTTTTGTCCTACACATAAATAAACGCCCATATTGTACCCATATTCAGCAGAGTACGGCTCTATTTCCATTAAATGGGGTGTAATTTTGAATTCACTTTGCATTAATTCCTGTAAAGGACGTTTGAAGTTTTCAGATTGTTTGGTAATTCTTGTCCAATCGATATACTTATCAAAGACTGATTCTACAAACAATTGTGCCACTTGAAAACCTGGACCACACTGAAACATAGTATTGAACCATCCATCTTCATCGTGTATATTTACACGATTAAAATCTAAAAACAGCGCACCAACAAACGCTTCAAATAGGCATCCTAATTTTTTGAAATTATGACGTAGATTTTTTTGTTCAGTATGTTTAGAAATCATAAACCATTTACCGAGGCCCATATCATTTGCGATTCTTCCGATTGTCTCATTTTTCACTAATTCAATCTTGGTATCTGTCATGAATCCTTCATCTGATTTAGGAAAACGTTTGTATAAATAGAATTTTGCAATGCATTCTAAAACACCATCACCTAAAAATTCTAAACGTTCATTTGATTTTGTATATAATTCTGTACATTTTTCAGGTTTAGGAACAATGGTGATATTATTCAGTTCATTGAGAATATGAGGTCGTTTTATGTACGATTTATGCACAAATGCGCGTTTATATAAAGTAAAATTATGGATGGGTACCTCTACATTATGTTTTTTTAATAATGCAATTACTTCCTCTGAAGTTATTTCATTATTTAGGGAATTGTAAGGATCGAATAGAAAAGATTCTTTTCCTTGTTTAACCACATCCTGATCCTTTTTAGATAGTTTAGAAATTTCTGTCATAATACGTTTATTCGAGTGTGTGACCAATGATACTGTACAATAATATGGAGTGAACGGTTTATATTGTTTTATAAAACAACTTGCTGTAAAAAAATATCTGGAACCAGTATATATTTTGATTAATAATGCCTTACTCAAGTAAAGTTGCACATAGAGCTAGTCGAATTCACAGTATTGACGGAAGAATGAATGTCTCACACAAAGCTGGATTTCCATTCATGATTGGTAGAGACTCTTGGATGAGTATTCACTATCCTAGTCACCCCCTTAAATCATGGAATACTGGAGGAAAGAAAGCTAGGTCCAAATCTCTTGGTCTTACTTACACTGACCGATAAACGTTAGTGACATATAAACGTTTTGAGACATAAAACTGTATAAAATGATGATCACATCATAATACCATAGCAGTATTATTGGTATTATAATGAGAACAGGTATTGTACGATTCCCAGGGTCAAATTGTGATTATGATGCGTTGCATTATTTTCAGAATAGTTTTTTCATTTGGCACAAAGAAACAGAGTTTCCCGATAATATGGATTTATTGGTGATACCAGGAGGATTTGCATTTGGAGATCGTATGTACAACAAGGCGACTGACGCATATGAAATCGCACCAGGAAAAATGGCGGTTCTTTCGCCAGTTGTCACCATTATCAAGGAAGCTGCAAAACGTAATATTCCTATTTTAGGAATATGTAATGGTTTTCAGATTTTGATTGAGTTACGACTATTACCAGGAAATCTGTTATTGAATGACAATAAAAAATTCACTTGTAAAAAGGTTAGTTGTACTGTACCAAAAACAATTTGTCCTATAGACAATTACGAGACAGAATTATATATTGCGAATTCTTACGGTAAATATACTGTAGATACATATTCAGATTTAAACCAATTATACGAGAACAATCAAATCATTTTACAGTATTCTGACAACAGCTCTACAAATAAAGGTGCACCCGAAATTAATTCAATGGGAAATATTGCAGGTATTTGCAATAAAGAGAGAACCATTTTTGGGATGATGCCTCATCCAGAACGGAATAATAGTGATTTCAGACCTATCCTGTACAATATATTACGTCCATCACCTCTTTTAAAAACAAATGGTTTCATGTTGATGAATCAAATAACAAAAATTCCACACGTCATTGATGATTTGATGGATAGTGAGCATATATCGTACAAATCAACGAGACAAATTTTGAAAAGACTACATACAAAGGAAGATTGGGTGGTACAAGGTCCTGGGGAGAACGCAGGTATCATCGATATAGGGAATGGATATTGTATTGCTGCACGCATTGAGAGTCATAATCATCCTACTTTCATTAATCCATTTGAAGGTGCAGCCACAGGTGTTGGAGGTATATTGCGAGACATCTTTACAATGGGAGCACGTCCAATTGCAATAATGGATTTTTTACGGTTTGGGGTGGACACATACAGTACACAATTAATGGAGAAAGCAATAGAAGGTATATCTTATTACGGGAATTGTATCGGCGTGGCGAATATTGGTGGCGATTGTTATACACACGCATCCTATAACAAGAATCCACTGGTCAATGTAGCTTGTCTCGGAATCGTAAAGAAAGAAAATATTGTGTACGGTTTAGGAACGAATAAGAAACAATCACTTATATATGTAGGAAGTAAAACAGGATATGAAGGGGTAGGTGGTGCAGCAATGGCGTCGAATGTCTTTACAAGTGCACAAAACACTGCTGATATGGAAAAGACAATACAGAAGAGTGACCCCTTTTTAGAAAAGCTATTATTGGAAGCGTGTCTCGAAATTTCAGAAAAAAAATTGGCAGTTGGTATGCAAGATATGGGTGCAGGAGGTATGCTTTGTGCTACGTACGAAGTGATTAGCAGAGGTCGTACAAAAACAGGTCGTGATTTAGGCTGTACAGTACATTTGGAAAGGGTTCCTACGAAATATTCAATGGAACCGTGTGATATCCTTGTCTCGGAATCACAAGAACGAATGTTAATTGTAGCAGATAAATCAAATGAAGAAGAAATATTTGAAATATTCCGCAAATGGGATTTAGAGTTTTGTACGGTAGGTGATATTACCACTGATGGTATGTATACAGTATATTATCAAGACGTATTTTTGCATACAGAACCTATGACAAAACGGAAAGATATTATACAAGAATGGACAGCAAGGTCATCTGATTTTACAATAGGTTCTTATCCAAAAAAACAGGATATCAATGAATTGAGAAAGCAATATGATTCTTCTATTGGTAATCGTACTGTACAAGAACCGAATTGCATGAATGATTATGCAGCATTGTATCTTCCTGAAGTAAACAAAGAACTCATTGTCTCGTGGGGAGAGAATATAACTACTGTACATAAAACAATGGTAAAACAAAATGGTACACCAATGGCTGTAATCAATTGTCTCAATTATGGTCATCCGCGAGACAAATTACACGAATTAAGTAGTGCAATAGATATTTTGAATCATTACAGTACAAATAATTTTGTTCCAGTGATTGGCGGGAATGTGAGTTTATATAACTGTACAGACTCACGTTCTATTCGGTCTACTCCTATTTATGTATTGATTGGAATACGATAATTTATCGTGAGACACCAATAGGATGAGTATATGGATTTTTGCGGAATGCATCTAATATTTCAGGTGTATTGCGGTCTAATTGTATACCACTATTGTACTGTTTTACGGAACTAGTTTGTTGTCCCATTAATTCTGTACCATATAGTTGTCTCGGTCCAGTTGTCATAGATTGTTGTCTCGTATTGAGTATTTCTCCACTTCTATTTTTCTGATTAATATCACTATTAAGTACATTTGTATTTCCTTTTACCATATGACCTTTGATGGTAGAGGCTTTGATTTCATTATTGCGTTGTCTATATTCTGCATCATATGGTCGAATCGCTCTTCCAGCTGCACTAGAACCACCTGCATATGAGACATTCGTACTGTCTCGTTCATTACGAATAGGTTGATGGGCGGATACTTGATATGCACCACCATTCTGATTTTTATTGACCCCTGACACAAAATTATTGCGTTCTGTTGTCTCACGAATGGTTGGTGCAGGACGGTCAGCAGGATTAAAAAGATAAGACGAAGCTACACCAGATTGTGCATTTTGGTACGGTCTCATTGTACCAATAACGTTTTCTTTACGCGATGGGCGCAATTCATCTAATAGGGGCGCAACTACTGCACTAATGGCACCACTGAACGCACCAAAATATGTCTCATCATTTGTCGTTGTGCGATTATTAGAATAAGCGACATTACTTTGTACAGAATAATCCCCTGTAGTTGCGCCTTTATGTCCTACACTATTGGCAATGCCTAATGGTACTGCACCCAAGTCCATATGTCGTGATTCCATATATTCGCCTGCAGGGCTGGCGACTGGAGGATTTTGAGAACTGGCAACACCAGCATATGAAGCAGTTGTTTCAGGGCGGTTTACATCTCTCATTAATGGAATAGAGTGAAGCATTGGACCTTTTTCAGCGCCAGTTGTAGTAAAATATCTCTCAGGTCCGTGTTCCCAAGCACGTTCAACCCGATTCTTTTCTACTTTACCAATAGTTCCAAGTGTTTTTGTCATATGATTCGCAGGCCCTTCATGACCTGCCATAGCAATACCTCCAGCACGCTGGTTATTTGAAGTACGCAAATCGTCTACAGATTTAGGCATCCACGCTTCTCTCATTGCCATACCAGAGTTAAATCCACCCTGGCCTTCTAAAGAGTCACCTAATCCAAGACCAGGACCAACCATTTTGGATTCAAAAGGTTTTGTATTGGCCATTCGCATACTAGGATTTACACGACCTTGGAAGAAATCATTTTGATTCGGTGCACCGTGTGCAAACTGATAGTTTTCTCCTGGTGAAAACAATGGAGACTGTTCGGTTTTTCGGATAATCTGTGTACCTGAACCTGTATAATTATCCATTGTACTTTCCATTGCATCTGCTTCTAGTATATTCGAACGATTCTTAGAGCCGAAATAAGGTGTCATATTGTTATGTTCAAAGTATGATTTATTTACAGTATCACCAGTCATACTTCGGAATGTCTGGCCTGCATTTCCTTTATACTCTTCTTGATTGAAGTATTTATCGGTATAAACACTTGGTGCATCGAATTTCTGTGTTACAGATAACTTTGCTGTACGGTCTAATTCTTGTGTAGTAGGATTGATAGGATATTCAGATGGAAAATTTTTATTGGGAATGTTAGTGTTTGGTAAACCATCGACACCATCGCCTTCGGCATAGTTTTGAAATCCGTCTTTTTTGTTCTGATTCTTTTTCTCTTTTGAGACAATGTATAATCCACTCAAGGCAACTAATGGTATAACTAGTTCCATATTATTTTATACAGTATATACGAATATGATATATATATACTAGATATCATATTCTACTTTTTCACAATAACAACATTATGGTATACGAGTTTGGTCCATTTCTTTTGGTATCGACGGTTGAAAGTTATCTTTTTCTAAAATTCTAGTAGATACCTGTTTTGGGAAAGGGCATTCTAAATGAGACAAACTTTGAGGATTTATCAATGGCTCTTCCCATTTCGATTGTTCTAAACCCTTATATGTCCAGGCGGGATGACTGGCACGCGATTCTTCTACGAAAGGTTGCATGGTAGAATAACCTGTGAGAGGTGGTCTAGATGGTGTTTGATATGTGAAATGTTTGTAATTATTTTCATTTACCAAATCACGATTTAATGTACGGTTCATATTACGGAATTCACTTTCTAAATCTACTGTATTGTTCTGTAGATTAGCTCCCCAATGCTGTAAACGAATATTTGGGTCTTCTAGAAAAGGCAAATGAACACCAGGACCTGGGCGATTCAATTGATATCTTCCTAAATACGTAGATTCTTGTAATTGTTTTTGGATTCTTACTGGATCATCATGAAAACGTGTAAATGCCATTTTATCTTATATGTTTTTACTGTATAAGTTTCTAATATATAGTACGAACATATTTTCATCGATTAATAGAAAAAGATGTCCCACAACCACAACTTGACATTGCGTTCGGGTTTTCAAAATGAAAACTCTCACCCATTATATCTTTTTTCCAGTCGATTGTTGTACCTAATAAATGCATAATACTTGTATTATCGATGATTATATTCACATCTTTATATGAGACAACTTCATCAAATCGCTTAATTGGATGTACAGTAGGTTCTAGCATATAGTTGAAACCATTACATCCACCGCCTTTCACGTAAAATAAAATATTATTGACGTTATTGTCGTTTGCAATACGAACGAGTTGTTCTCCTGCTGTCTTAGTTATTTTTAACACTGATTTCATTACTATATAACTGTAAAAAATATATTGTAAAAATTATTTGGCGGTATGTGTATATATAAATGTAGGTGAGACACCATAGTTCACTTTATCTGTACGATATCCCCATTTTCTGAGTAGCTCTTCGATGTCTCGTTCAAATGGGTTTGAATGTAATGAAATCACTAAAATCGGTTTGTGTGTCTCAATTAATTCTGTACAACCTAATAATGTTTGATATTCATGTTTCTGTACATCTATTTTTATAAGAGAAATCGGATTCTTATATGTGCACAATAGTTGGTCTACGGTGGTTGTCTCGCTCATACACTTTTGTAAATGCTGTACAGGAACGTTTTCTATAATATTTTCTGAGACAACATAAGAACAACCTGTATTTTGTATATTATATTCCATATCTAATGTCACTTTGTCTCGAATCGTTTCTAAATCCGATACAATGGTCTTATACATTTTTATATTTGTACAATTATTCATTGTCACATTCGTTTTAAGAAATCCGAAATTGTATGAGTTCCCTTCAATAGAGAGAACTTCTGAACTTTTACAGAATTTACTGAAATATACTGTATGATTCCCGTGATGTGCACCTATATCGATATATGTATCTGGAAGATTGAGTGATTGAATCTTTTCCAGTAATCGGTCTTCATAAAAAATCCCTCTATCCCAGGTTTTACTGAGATGGTCATTTTGGGAAGTGTGAATGGTTACTGGTTTATTCCTGTACATAAAATCGATAATATGGTCAGTGTTATTCATATATCCTGGATATAAGTCTCGTAATCGTTGTACAGTTTTTTTGATGTGCATATTATTTTTATTGTTATTATGATTGAAGTTGACAAAGAGACCTGAAGTAGATATATCTTTTTCAAGCCATGGTTTCGCTTCAAGGTGACACGGAACTTGATTCATAATTCGCAGTAAACAAAACCAGACATCATCTGCAGTAGCACAAGTATCCAAGTAAATCCGATTTTCGAAAATTAATTCTTCTGTACGATGGAAAAAGGCTGGATGATACAGTACACCACCTTTACCTGTAGGGAAATTCAATAAATGTCTCGATTTCTCTCGATTAGGTTCGAATGTTCCTATATTCTGTAAACGGTCGTCATAAGTAATTTCAAATATATTTTTTGCATTAGGAACAAATCCACGATACCCAATTACACAATGATGTTTACAGTAATCCTGTACCAAATTCTTCACTAAATCTTTATGATAAATAGTATCATCATCTACAGTGATTATGAGACAATCCTCATCCCATTTTTGTCTCAATATAGGAAGCAATTTACCGTACGGTCCTATATCTTTTCCCCATTCAATGTGTATTATCTCATTGTGCACATTTATGAAATTATTTAATTCTACGTTTGTTATCTTCTTTCCTGTAAAACCATTATCAAAAAAAGATGGTTCATCAGATAAATAAAGAAATACTTGTGTAGGTTTTAATGATTGTGAGACAACAATAGATTTTAACGTTTCTAGAAGTTCTACTTGATTTCTCTCAATACTTGTGAGAGAAACATAAACGGGTTGGACAAATGCACTCATAATATTGTACAGTACTGTACAAATAAGATTATATAACTTTTGTCTCAAAAACACAAATATTTATAAGACGGAAAACGATTTATAAATATGGAAACTGTACAACACAATTTTAAACAATGGTGAAACTATGTCTCAATATGATTGTCAAAAATGAATCAAAGGTTATTCGTAGAATGCTACAATCTGTACATACATTGATAGATGAATATTGTATATGTGATACTGGTTCTACAGATAATACAAAAGAGATTATCGAGACATATTTCCAGGAAAAAGGGATTCCTGGAAAAGTCATAGAAGAACCTTTTCGTGATTTCGGATATAACCGTACATATGCACTAGATGCGTGTAGAGAGATGAATGTAGATTATATTCTACTAATGGATGCAGATATGGTTTTATGGAAAGAATCTACTTTTAATATTTCTAAATTCAAACAATCTTTAACAGAAGCGGATTACTTTTATTTGTTTCAAGGAGACGACCACTTTTATTATAAAAATACTCGTATTGTACGGAATAATGCGGGGTTCTCTTATTGGGGAGTGACTCATGAATATTTGAAAGCACCTGATGAGAGAAAATGCCTAAATATCGAAAGAGACCATTTGTTTATTAAAGATATTGGAGATGGAGGTGCAAAATCAGACAAGTTCTCTCGAGACATTAGACTTTTACGAAAAGGATTAGAAGAAGATCCTGAGAATGATCGATATCACTTTTATTTAGCAAATAGTCTAAAGGACAATGGTCAACCCGAAGAAGCAATTCAAATGTACAAAAAAAGGATAGAGTTGGATGGTTGGATAGATGAAGTTTGGTACAGTTATTATTGTTTAGGCAAATGTTACAAACAAATTGGACAAATGGAAAAAGCGATCTGTACTTGGATGGAAGCATATGATAAATACCCAAATCGTGTAGAGAACCTGTACGAGATTATTGAACATTATCGATATGAAGGAAAATCTACTTTAGCTTATTTGATTTACGAATTAGCACAAGATTCTCTTAAAAAGTATCCTGAACGGGATCATCTATTTATGCATAAAGACATCTACGATTACAAATTAGATTATGAATTTACGATTTTCGGATTTTACCATAATCCAAAAAAGAGAGATTTGCCTAAAGTTTGTATGAAAGTATTATCATATCCTCATATCGATGAAGGAATCGCCCAAAATGTACTGAGCAATTACAAATTTTATGCAGAATCTCTCATTCATTCAGAAACTTTAGGAAAATCCGATAATTCATTGATTCAACAATTGAAAGATATTGGAAAATCCCTAAAGATCCCTTCCACCCAATTCCCCCATTTTGTCTCAAGTACCCCAAGTATCTGTATACATCCAAAGAACCAAAAGGCATTATTGGTATTACAACGTTATGTAAATTACTACATTAATGAAGAAGGAGGATATGAACAACAAGAACATATTGAGACAAAGAATGTCTTTTCTACTGTACAATTAAATAACAAGACTAAGAAATGGAATATTGAGACAGAACATTTTGTACAGTATGATACTGTACACGATAGTCTATATGTAGGGTTAGAGGACATGCGTATTATGTCTCACAATCACGAATTATATTATACAGCAAACCGTGGATTAGATTATGGTCATATGGTAATTGAACACGGTCAACTTGATATATTAAGAGGGAACTGTAAACAAGAATCTTTTTTGACAATTGAAGGTCAACGAGATGTTGAAAAGAATTGGGTAATGTTTACGAATGCGAAAAATGAAATGCATATAGTGTACAATTGGTATCCTATGACCATTGGTACAGTTGGTACATCTGCTACTGTACAAGATGCAGACACAGGGAAAGAAAGAATGGAATCGGTGTTTTCTACTGTAAAGAAAAATGAGACACCATATTTTTTCAAATATGTCCGTGGGTCTTGTAATGGAATGGTGATAAACGATGAAATATGGTTTCTATGTCATATTGTATCGTACGAAGACCGTAGATATTATTATCATTTGTTTGTTGTACTGGATAATTATCACTTGACTGTAAAAAAATATACTCGGCTTTTTACATTTGAAAAGGAAAAAGTGGAGTATTGTCTCGGATGTGTTCGAGGCAAAATAACGAATAATGAAATATTATTTGGTTACAGTATAATGGACCGCGAGACAAAGTATGTGAGTATGGACAAATCGTGGTTTGATGAGAGAATGATAGAGGTTTCAAACAACATATAATGGAGCATTTTTACAACAACCGTATGACCGACGGTGATACTGAGTGATACCGTATTGCATAATTCCTTCTAAATGTTTCTTGGTACCGTACCCCATATGTGTATCCATTCCATACTTGGTTACCAACTCGGGATGATTTTTACATAATTGTAATACATTATCATCACGCGCAACTTTGGCTAAAATGGATGCAGCTGCAATCGCCATATATTCATTGTCACCTCCTATACAAGTTACGTGGGGGATTTCTTTATACTCACCTTTTGCGTCATCATAATTCATACATGGTGCAAAATCATCACCATCAACAAGTGCAAATACATCGTGGTCGTATTCTTGTACAGTATGGGGTGTTGGATTTTTTTCTAATATTTTTTTACGGCACTGTAAAATACATTCTTTCATGCTCTGTAAAACCGCTTGTCGAATATTGATTTTGTCAATGACATTTGGTTCAATAAAATGAATGTGATATGCCAATGCGTGTTCTTTAATGTATTCGGACATTTCTGTTCGCTTTTTTGCGGTTAGTTTTTTACTGTCTCGAATGAAAGAAGGGTCGATTGAACCATCTTTAGGTAAAATCACTCCTGCTACGTATAAACGTCCAAACATAGGTCCTCTGCCTGCTTCATCGACTCCGATTTCAAAATGATTTCTCTCATTGTACACTAATTTTAATGGAGGTTTAGGTTCTTTTGGCTTTTTAGGTTCTTTTGCTTTTTTAGGTGCTTTTACTTTTTTTGAAGGTTTTTTAGGACTGATAGTTTCTATAATATGTCCTGATAGTTCACTTTCGATGTTTACAACAATTGGAGTTTTGATAAATAGTGTCATATCTGTCTCGTTAGGATTATTCATATAGGTGTTCTGATAACTGGGTTACATATAGTAATATATGATTTACGGTATATGTTATTATCATAAATCAATTTTCTCCATTGGAACTGATATTTATCTCAATTCGCATAATATTTTTCGTACAGTATAACATATAATAGTACGGAAATATATAGAATCATTATGAAAGGTTTTATGAAATCTCTGAAAGTACCAAATATAAAAATGTCTCCTTTGTCTCAATTCATCTTTTTACTAGTAATTCTAGTTGTATCATTATTGTTGAAAAGTGTTTGGGATTATTGGATGAATAAATGGAATTTGAAAGAAGGGTTTGATACAGGCTCGAACTATGATGAAAACACAACGATGACCAATATGAAGTACTACAGCAATGATAATAAAAAACTATACGTCTTGAAAAAAGACGCGAATGGATATGTCCTTTTTGTCGATTTAGACAATGGTTTACTGTTGAATTATAAAACGGGTGAAGGTGTAACAACTCGTACATATCCTGTATATCGTAGAGAATATGGAAGTGAAGCAGAAATCACTATTTCTGGTGAGTTAAGTGAAAATCAAAGTACCGAAATCAGTCGTGTGAAGAATCAATCACTGTACAACAATGGTTATATGAAAACATTTACTGATATGAGCAATATTCACGTTGCATACATGCCTTTCGGTAATGCAACATTGGTACACGTGTTTGATGATAACGTACACATTAAAACCCGATTCTTCGATGGAAACAAAAATGTATATCCTTCGGGTACTGGCGATGACCCCGTTGACTCATATCTTCCTGGAAAAGCAGCCCCTGAAGACTCAGTAACAGAAACCGAACACAATAATGAGACTTTCACCACAATGACGACAGAGAATATTGGTGGTCTTGGATATCAAAATGAAGTATATCGTGTAGACACTGGTGTATATTTAGACCCTAAAAATGGTTATCTTGTACTGTACAATTCAGAAACAGGTGCAACCCACGCATATGAAAACAATGGAACAAAACTAGCAGACCCTACAGCTGAAATTCCAACTGTGTCTCGTACTGGATTCAATGGATGGGCTGTAAATGGTATTACAGATGACTACTTCGTCGTATACATGGATACTTCCATCAAGACAATGGCTGCAAAGGTACAATTAACCGATGGTGAGTGGAAAATCAGTAAAATATTACGTTTACAGGACGGTAAAGTAAAAACATCTGACGAATCTCTTACTGAATCAACAGAATCTAAAACCAGTGAAAGCAATACTGTTACAGGAAACGGACAATGTGAAGAAGGTCATTTGGAAATGAAAATGGCTGGATTAACAATGTGTGTACCTACTGCACAATTCTTTGGAGCTATGTTCGGCGGACAATCTTCAACAAATGGTGTAGGAAGTGAATTTATTCGTAAAACAGAAGTTGTTCCACCAGTATGCCCACAATGCCCTCAATGTCCTGGAGGTAAAAATGGTGGGGTATGTTCCAATTGTGGTGGCAATGGTGGGTCAGGTACAAAAGATAACAGTGTAGGTTCGCTCGTAAGAGGTGCAGGTGAAGGAGGAACTTCTCTTGTAAGAGATGCAGGTACAGGTGCATCGAGTATGGCAAGAGATACTGTAGGTGGGGCAGCAAATATGGCTACCAATGCAGTAACAGGTACTGCAGGAATGGCGACCAATGCAGTTAAGGGTACAGTAGGATTAGGTACAGATGCGGTTAAAGGTACTACAGGAATGATAACAGATGGAGTTCAGGGTACAGTAGGTTTAGGAAAAGACGCAGTCACAGATACAGTGGGTCTAGGAAGAGAAGTAGTAGGAGGTGCAGGAAGTATGGTATCTGGTGCAGCAGGTGCTATTGGAAGTGGAATTGGTTCTGTAGGAAGAGGTATTGGTAATCTAGGAAATGGTGGATATCAACAACAGCAACAACAAGGAGGTGTATATGGACAAGGATATATGAACTCCTATGGTGGACCTAATGTAAACCGTAATGTTGCACCAGGAATGGACCCATATTCGTACTATGGTGCTGTACCACAACGCGGCAGTTGCAATTATATGCCGAGAACAGCAGATTTCAGTTCATTTGGTAGGTAATTTATTGTACAATATTTAGCGATTTTATTGTACAATCAAACATTTTTTTATTATTTTATTATTTTTATCGATACAGTACACTCACATTTACAGTTGCATCTTTAAAAACGGATTGTAAGTATTGACTTCCTATTTTACACTTCTCGTGATTTTGACAGGAAAAATAGTCGATTCTCAATTTTCCTTGTTCTGGCCACGAATGTAAAGAGAAATGGCTTTCTGCTAACAAGTACAGTAGAGTCAAACCTTGTGGTTGAAACTCGTGTCTCGTTTTATTTAATATAGTAACATTAGTTAGTCTCAATGTGTCTTCGCAAATATCAGTCAATGCCTTATTGTTGTACAGTATATCAGATGCAATATTGTCAACGTCGATAATATAATGCACACCAACGTAATCTTTTACAGTATTCAATATTGCCAAAAATAAAGTGAGTATGAGTAAGGTTGATATGATTAATGTATTAAAATGTCTCATATTTTTTGTTACGGAAGTAAATAGTCACTATGTTTCTTTATATGATATTCTGTTAGATTTTTCTGCATTTCGAGTATTTCCGAATTTTGTCTCGATTCTGTAAAATCAAAAGTATTCGAACAGATTAAGAAAGTGTATTCTTGAGAAAAAGAAGATATCTCGGTTTTAAAAGTACGAACGGTGGAAAACAATTCTTTCAATCTATCGTACACAATCATCTTACTTTGGTTAAACTCTTCTGGCATTTCTTTACTAGTATGTCCATTTTTGACGAGTATACTCTTTTCAGGTTTCATCACACGTTTGCATTGTCTCAAAAACTCTTCTTTGTCCAATGGCATATTATTGGAACTTTGTTCTGTAGAGTCAATAATGACCATATCATAAAAGGCTTTTGGAAGTTCTTTGATTCGAATAGAGGCGTCCTCTATAAATAATTCAACGCGGTCATCTTCAGAAAAGTCATTTTGTCCGAAATATTTCCGACCAACTTCAACCACTTGTTCATCGATTTCCACCATTGTCACTTTTTTAATTGTACTGTACTTCATCACTTCTCTCAAAGTCATTAAATCACCTCCACCAATAATAAGTACGTGTTCGACTTTTCCTAAATAATAAGAAGGGAAGTGTACAATGAGTTCATGATATGACTTTTCTTCATTATTGTTGCATAATTGGATTTCATCGTTCAATAAGAGACATTTGTCATAACCATCTTCGTTTTCGTAGAACTGTACAACCTCGATGTTTTGATATTTCGACTTTTCTTTGTATAGTGTTTTGTGACCAACCCCCAAAAGTAAATAATCAAAGTTCACTTTTGTCTCATTTTCTGATTCTGATTCTGATTCTGATTCTGATTCTGATTCTTTTCCTTCAAATCCTTCGTTCACACGTAAGTACAACGAGACAAGTATCAGAAACAGTAATAATAAAATGAAACATATATTTCGCATTTAATTATCGTTTACGTTCAAACTTATACTATAATTGCGGAAGATTATATAAGAATAATTAATTTTCAATAATAAAAATGGAAAAATCTCTTAATGAATTATTTGATCGTTGTACAGTAGAAAATGAAATCCGACATTTATTAGAGACATTTGATAAAAATGCAAATGTAAAAAAAGGCATTTATTTGTACGGTCCACCTGGTTGCGGTAAAAGTCAATTCATTAATACTATTTTGAAAAGTATGAATTATGATACAATCACATATAATGCAGGTGATGTACGTAATCAAGCGTTATTCAACACGATAGACAGTAATCATTTATCAAATTGTAATGTACTGGATTTAATGTTTCGCCGTAAAAAGAAAATCGCGATTGTTATGGACGAAATCGATGGAATGAATAGTGGAGACAAAGGCGGTATTGATGCACTCATCAAATTAGTCCGACCCAAAAAAACGAAAAAGCAGAAATTAGAGAATACCACTCTGAACCCAATTATTTGTATTGGTAGTCTCGACAATGACAAGAAAATCCGTGAATTAATGAAAGCTTGTCATACTTTTGAACTGAAAGTACCCACCAATGCACAAATGCACAATGTGTTGGTACAGTATTTGCCGCCATTCATTGGGTTCGCTCCTGTTTTGCAGGAACAAATGTTACAGTACATACAAGGTGACTTACGGAAAATGAATTTCATGGTGAAAATGTGGGAAAAGAAACCTGAATTGATGACGTCGTACATCATACAACAGATTTTCCACGTGAAAATGTACAACGAAGACGCCAAGAAAATAACGTGGAATTTATTAAATCGAAATATTCCTTTATCTGAACATAGTACATTTATGAATGAGACAGAACGAACCACAGTTGCATTATTATGGCACGAGAATATTGCGGATGCAATCACTAAATCAGCATTGGGATTTCCATTTTATTCGAAACTACTCGATAATATGTGTTTCGCCGATTACATTGGTCGTGTTACGTTTCAAAGTCAAATATGGCAATTCAATGAAATGACTTCTCTTACTAAAACGTTTTACAATAATAAATTGTGCCACGAGACATTGGGAACCAAAACAGTACAAAAACCATTGGAAGATATTGAGTTTACCAAAGTGTTGACGAAATATTCGACGGAATATAATAATCAGTTGTTTTTACAGGGGTTGTGCCAAAAAACGAATTTAGACAAAAAAGATTTATTGGCATATTTCCAAGAACTACGATTGATATACGGAGAAAACTTTTATACGAATAACGATATTTTACGGTATTTAGAACATCAGTTCAGTAAAGATGAAATCGATATTTTGGATATTAAACGAATGTATCGATTTTTAGACAAAAATATCAAACGCGATATTAAGATCGATATTATGGATGATGAAAGCATTGGGTCCAATTGAAATGTGCCATTTCAAACCTTCACTGGTATAAATTCTTTACTGGTAGCAAGCACTTTCAATAAATGAGACAAACAGAGGATTTGGTTTTCGCAAGGTGGAGCTGAATTCAGGATGATATTGGCATCCGAGGAACCATTTATGGTGTTTCAGTTCAATCACTTCGACTAATGAATCGGTAGAGGACCGTCCAGAGATGCACAGTCCATTTTCTTCGAGTGACCCAACATATTGTTCATTTACTTCATAGCGGTGTCGATGTCTCTCATAAATGACATTTTGTTTACTGTACACATTATGCAGTAATGTATTTTGAGACACGATGGTGGGTTGGATACCTAGACGCATAGTTCCGCCCATTTCTGTACTAGACTTTCGCAATTCATTATTTCCGCTTGCATTGTTTGTCCACTCGGAAATAAGTCCAATAACAGGGTGTGTGGTATTTTTCGCGAATTCGCTAGAATTCGCATCGAACATCATAAGTACATTACGAGCATATTCGATAACGGCAACTTGCATGCCCAAGCATATGCCAAAGAATGGTATTCCATTTTCGCGGGCATAACGGGTGGCGACGATTTTGCCTTCGACGCCTCTACTTCCGAATCCACCAGGCACTAATATTGCATCAATATGGCTATCATACAGTACACTAATCCCGCTTGTGGTTTCCAATGTCTCAGAATCGATGTACTGTATTTTCACTTTGACGTTACAATGTATTCCAGCGTGTAAGAGTGCTTCATTAATGGATTTGTATGCATCTGTGAGTTCGGTATATTTCCCGATAATGGCGACAACCACGGTTTTAGTACAGTTTTCCCAGTTTTCAATAATAGAACGCCATTGAAACAAATCGTTGGTCTGATACTGTAAAGAAAAATGTCGTGTGATTATGTCCAATATACTCTGTTCTTCTAATACTAATGGGACTTTGTATACATTATCGACGTCAACCAGAGAGATGATATTGTCTTTTTGAACATTCGTGTATAAAGAAATTTTGTCTCGTAATCGTTCTGCGATACTATTTTCAGAACGACAAATAAGTACATCGGGCTGTATTCCAATGGAACGCAATTCTTTTACAGAATGTTGTGTAGGTTTGGTTTTCTGTTCACCTGCAGACGAGACATATGGTAAAAGGGTTAAATGGACAAACATTGTATTTACAGTACCTAAATCCATACGCATTTGACGGATTGTCTCGAGAAACGGTAAAGATTCAATGTCACCGACGATTCCTCCGACTTCAACTAAACAAATATCAACGTCTTTACCACACAATAGAATACGGTTCTTGATTTGGTCAGTAATATGAGGTATAACTTGTACAGTTGCGCCTAAATAATCGCCATTTCTCTCTTTTTGTATTACTTCTGCGTACACTTGTCCAGAAGTGATATTATTCTTCCTATTCATTATAGTATCAGTGAAACGTTCATAATGTCCTAGATCTAAATCTGTCTCACTTCCATCAATGGTAACAAATACTTCACCGTGTTGAAAAGGGTTCATTGTTCCTGGGTCCAAATTAATATAAGGGTCCAATTTTAGGAATCCAACTTTCAAAGAATTGGTGGATTGTATTACAGTACCAATAGATGCAGATGCGATCCCTTTTCCCAAAGATGAGACAACACCTCCTGTAATAAATATAAACTTTGTCATATTATTATATTTATCATAAAAATTCGCTTCACATTATTTTTTCAATGGATTTAGCATTTTATACATACTTTTATGGTTCTGACAGAAATGATTCATACCGCATTCCAGATGTACCTTCTATACAGTACAACTGTTATTTCTACACCAATAACCTAAAATTGTTTAAACACTCGAAGATTTAAAATGGGACATTTTAAATCATAGAGGGTCGGATTCCAGTAACGTTTTGAAATGACGCCCTGAAAGGGCGTTCTATTTCAAATCTTCACTGGTATAAACAATTAGGAGACACAAAATGGATTCGAATATATGACAATAAACCTGCCAAAGATGATGTGATAGAAAGCTGCATGATTGGAAAGTATATTAAAGCGTTGCCTCACGAGTATCAATCGTTAGCAAAACATCATTATTTATGCTACTTTGATACGAAAATACCGTACAAAATAAATGTAGAATTTGTTGAACAATCGATAAAACGATATTTTGTACAGGATTCGTATGCACTATTATTGAGACACCATTGGTTTATTGATGGCAATGTATGGGACGAATTTAAACCCTTGAAGATTTAAAATGGGACATTTTAAATCATAGAGGGTCGGATTCCAGTAACGTTTTGAAATGACGCCCTGAAAGGGCGTCCTATTTCAAATCTTCACTGGTATAAAGTAAGTATGGATCAAGTACGATATCAGAAGCAAAAAAAACAGTATATCGATTATATAAACGAACAAATCAATAGTGGTTTATCTGCTACTACAGAATCACATTGTGCTACTGGATTTTTAATACGTAATATGAGACATTCGAGAATAAGAGAAGTTAATGAAGTGTGGTACAACCATATTAAACATTGTGGGATTCAATGTCAAATCGCATTCTTCTTTGTGAAACAGATTTTTCCTCGTGAGTTGATTCTTCCATTTCGTCAGGTACCGTATATTCAATAAATCGTAAAAGTTTCCCATTTTCGACTATGGTTCGAGACACTTTTGATTCAAATCGTTGTAAATCTACAGTAAAAAATGTGTCACACACCGATTTCATTTGGATATGTGTCAAGTAAATTTTCTTGTAATGAGGTTCAAATAATTTATATATTTCTTCACCACCAATAATGAAAACCTCATCGAATATTTGTGGTAATAGAAGAATATTTTCCATTTGCGTCTCGTATTTCAAATCATCTCGTTCTTCGATAGATGGGGTTGTGGGAGGACGACGAGTTAATACATAATTTTTGCGACGAGGCAAAGGTCTAAATTTTAGACTGGCGAATGTTTTACTTCCCATTACAATGGCGTTATTACCATTCCCAATAGTTAATGTACGGAAATGCCTAAAGTCTTCTTTGGAGTGCCAAGGAATACTACACTGAAAACCGATGCCATTATTATTGCTTACACAAACGATTGCATTCATTAGCACGACTATAGATGTTCATTATTTTAGAATATTTGTAATTGTTTTTGTTCTTATATTATATATATTCTGATGTACCAATGGATGACATTGATGAGACAACCGTATATGACTTTTCAGGAAATTATGACAATTACACAAATATTTTGTTTATAGATACAAGCATTATGAACCACGAGTTATTTGTCTCAAGTGTGAATTCTCATACATATCCTTTAATTGTAAATACAAATCATGAACCAGATACACTATCTGAGTTTCTTAATACAAAATTTCCCAATGTGAATAGAATCGGTATTGCAAGTCACGGTCCTTTAGACCCACTCAAAGGGTTTCAAATACCGTATTTCATCGGAGGTCAAAAGTATTTTCAGTATTCAGACCTGACGGTAGGTACAACTACGTATTCTGCAAATGTAGAATTTATGAGACAATTAATTGTCTCAATGGGTTTAACCAGAATCGACTTTTTAGGCTGTAACTTATTGAGAATTCCTAAATTCAAAACCTATTTTGATATTCTGAAAAAAGATAATCCGAATGTGACCATAGGTGCATCAAATGACAAGACAGGAAATCTGAAATATGGTGGGAACTGGACAATGGAAAACACGAATGACAATATAAAACACGAGTTTTTTACAGATGCGATTGGTGCATATAATAATTTATTGGCATCAACAACGTACACAACGGGCGGTTATACATATACTTTCCAGTATACAGAAGGCAATTCACACTGTACATTAACCGCAATCACACCATTAACTGGAAATTTGGTGATGGCGGATTCTTTACAGGATGCAAATGGAAATTCGTACAATATTACACATCTCGGACGAAATGTTTTTACTGACAACACATTAACTAGTCTCGATGTGTGCACCCATTTAACAACTGTAGATTATTGGACTTTTCAAGGTCGGTTTAATGGTAGTATGCCAACAATCAGTTTTGCAAGAACATCTCTTATACAAATACCAACAATGGCTAATGGTGCTTATGTTACAATAACATTACCTAGTACAACCACAAGAATGGGTAATTGTTATAATTGTACTTCATTAACAACTATAAATGGGTTTTCTAATATCACATATGTAGGTGGCCGTTGTTTTGAATTATGTGCGTTATTTAACCCATCAAGTATTAGCAACATTACAACTATTGGATGGTATGCATTTCAGCAGTCAGGAATAACATCTTTTGTAGCAGGACCTGGTACAACTGAAATTGGACGAGAATCGTTTAAACACTGTACAAATCTATCTACAATCGATTTAAGTGCATTAGATATGAATATATGTACAATAGGAGTAAAATGTTTTTACGGTTCTATTATTCAATCAGTAATGTTGCCAACAAATATGACGACTATGCCAGACCAGTTGTTAGCTGGTTGTGGTGAGTTACTTACTGTTGATTTAAGTGGTGTTACTGCATTTGCACAGGCGGGAAACGATTATCGTTATCATGGAGGACAATTTTTAGACTGTACAAAATTACACACAATAACAAATTTTCCCCAGAATATAACAGAATTAAGTGTATCTTTATTCAGAGGATGTGATAGTTTGTCTTCATTCGTATTTCCACCAACTGTTACAACAATAGGGACGGCAGCATTCAAAGATTGTAAAAGCATGTCATCAATGATAATTCCTTCTCACGTGCATACTATAGGTGGCGACTGTTTTGGTGGTATGGATTTAATAACTACATTGACAATTCCTCGTACTGTACTTACGGCTGGCTCTATTAGTAGTTGTAATAATCTACAAACATTCATAGTAGACGGTAATTTCGATACGGCAATTGGAGCTCTCGATTGTCATCAACTAGTAAATATTGTACTTGGCCCAAAAATTATGCATCTTCCAAGCCTGGCATTTAGGAATGCGGGTGTTCGTAATCCAGCTCCACAGAGTTTAACTATGAATAGTAATATATCTTTACCTACTGGACATGGTAAGGTATTCGGTTATCAGGGAGGAGGTGCACAAGGGAAATATCAAAGTATTAAATTGTACTTGAGACACAATTTAAACGAGTATGAATATCAAGGTGTGATTTCTGGCGAAGGAGATGACTCTGACGATTTGCGTGCAGTAGTAGCAAGTTTTGACCCTAATGATACTGTAAATTGGGTGTCGAAAACCCAAGTACCTACACCTACTGCATCTGCAAGTGGTGTCTCGAAGTTCACATCTTTTGCTGGTACAATCGATTTAACAGACACCGCTGTTGTGGGTACTACTACAACTGAAAAACGTGATTATACTTTCAATCAAATGAAAAAGTTAGTGGACAGGGTATCAGATTCAAGTGGATTTGCATCGAAGAATTTCTTTGAGCTGGATAATGTAGGACAATTGCCAGGACTAAAAAGAGCATATGCGAATTTGAAAGTATTCAAACCGAACACTGAGGTAGACACGAGTGAAATTAGCTCTGGTGCAGCGATTTACACTCCATTGGATGCTGGAAGTTATATAATTATTCCTGAAGGTCCATCAAGTTCTGTAAAATGGAAAATCACAAAGACGTCTGAAACTGCGTATACGAGACAATTGACTACAGGAGGTGATATTACAACACACACCAAAGGTGACGAATTCTATCTAGGTTCTGCAAATGTTATACTAGGTTCAGTAGAGTTAAGTTATTCAGGGGTGAATATTGTACTGACTGCATTTAATACAACTGTATCCATGTCAACAAACGCAATTGTTGCAGGGGATTGGTCAATTTCTGGTGACGCTACCATTACATTGAATAATACTGTACCAAAATCAGAATTGCAAAATACATTTTTTTATCGGTTAACTGGTTCATCGATTCATTATTATGTTGACTCGGTTGCATTTACCAATGTATCTACAGTATTGAATCCAAAGAATGGGAAAATTGTCACTACAGGAGATGGTGCTTATGTTGGCGGGGATAGTATTGGAGAAGATTATTTGAGAGATACTGCACGACAATTATTTGGTACGTATTTGGGTGCAGATTTGTTTACCAATGAAGACGGTGTAGTAGAACATATTAACAGTAAATGTGATGACGTTGCATCTACGATTATGGGTATTCTCACAAACGTGAATATTACATCCAATTCTCTTACAAATACAGATAGCAATTTGAATAATGCCAAATATCTTAGTGATAGTACAGCAGACACAAATATCTGCCGTGAGTTGGTGAATCAAATGCATAATTCCCTAGGAAGTCGATTTCAAGATTTGAATACAAGTGTGTATAATGGTATGTCGGGATATTATTATGTACCGTTTCAGAATGGCGACGTAATTAGCTATAAGGTAACACTGGAAGCACCTAGTGACCAACATACAGTAGTGGCTACAGGCGCGAATGCTTTAACTGCACGTACATATGTAGTTAATTTAAATGTCGTTGATTAAAAATCATAACGTTAATCGATATAAAGTATAAATATTTTAGTACAGTAATATACTAAAATGTTTCAGTATTTATGTTCCCTTTTTTATAAAAAAACTGATAAGTCAAATGTACTTCTACACGGTGATTTGTCAGATGCACTTGTACAAAAATCTGATCCTGAAACTGTAAAAGAACCTGAACCTGTACCTAAACCTGTACCTGAACCTGAAACTGTAAAAGAACCTGAAACTGTAACTGAACCTGAACCTGTAACTGAACCTGAACCTGTACCTGAAACTGTAACTGAACCTGAACCTGTACAAGAACCTGAGCCTGAACCTGAACCTGAACCTGAACCTGAACCTGTAGAAGAACCTGAACCTGTACAAGAACCTGAACCCGTACAAGAATCTGACTCTGAACCTGAACCTAAACATGTACAAGAACCTGTACAAGAACCTGTACAAGAACCTGTACAAGAACCTGTACAAGAATCTGAGCCTGAACCCGTACAAGATTCTGATCCTGACCGTATTGAAGTACCTGTAGAAGAGTATAACAATGAACCTGAACCTAAACGTGTAAAAGAGTTGGAACCAACCCAAGATTTTTTACCTGAGTCAGAACCTGTACAAGATATAGAACTAGAACCTGAATCAGAATCAGAGTCAGAGTCAGACCCAAAACAAGACATCTGTCAAGTAACACAAGTGATAGACGATATATTAGAAGACACAGTAAATAAATATGAAGAAAATGAAGAAAATGAAGAAAATGAAGAAACGGAATAAAGATAGAGCATAAATGTTTACAAGAAGATAAACACTTGTAATAACTTTCAATGAAAAATATATGAACTTAACACATCATTTGTACAGTAAAGCAAATGACGCGTTATATTTCGCACGAAAACCAAGAATTATTATGGCGATTATTGAATCAGTCGCCAATTTTCTCTCATCACTTGGAATCAGTAAAAATGCAATTGTTCAAAGAAACTGTAGAAAAAAACTATAATAGTCAGATTGTAAAAGATATGGATTATACGAAATTACAAGACTTAAATAAGAAAACACTAGTGGAAATTATTAGTAGAATAACACCAAAAGAGAAAAAAGAAGTACCAACAGGTACGAATATATCGTACAATGACCATACAGGTACAGTAATTCCAGATGCACAAGAGTTGGCGTTACAAGAAGAATTTCAACAACAACAAATATTGAAGGCACAACTAGAACGTCCTCATACGGTAGTTGAGACATCAGAAGAGCGTGCAGTAAGAGAATTCGAAGAACGACAAAGGGAATATGAGATGATGACCGCCAAACCCGATATACCTGATGTACAAAGTATGTTTCAAGAAGCAGGAGGGGAAGAAGAAGTCATTCGAAATATGGATGAACTTTTACAGCAGTATCAATCACAGCGAGACATAGATTTGTCCGATATTGCGCCACCACCACCACCACCACAACCACCTCAAGATGAAGAATCGATTGTTATACGCGATGTACCAACAACAACAGAATCATCATTATTGTCACATAGTGATTTACAGGACCGTATCAAAGTGTTAGAGACAAGAGTCGACGAATTGGAAAGTCGTTTACTGGAAATATTGCATAATGAAACGCGAAAAATTGAAATAGATGAGACAAAATAGAATATAATTATATTTTACTATTCATTGTACTGTACAATATAATTTTATGAGATATATAATGAGTCTTCGAACGATCAACTACCGTAGATTAGTGAAGGACCTAAGTTTTACTTACGACAATTCTACGGATGAAAGTGTCTCGCGACAAATAATGCGCAGTAATGAGACAACTGCAGATACTGTACAACAAACATATCAAAGAATATTGAATGAGTATGCATCAACAAATAAAAGAAATATGAAAAATAAAAATTACTCATAAAATCATAAAAACTTAAATCATAAAATCATAAAATCATAAAAAGTGCGTTCGTTTATTTCCACCATTTTTTTTGTACATTATAGATATTACATTTCATAAATGTCAGAATTTAATAAAGACGATGAATGGAATGCGGTTGTGTTTGATAATGGTTCTGGAATGATGAAGGCAGGTTTTGCGGGAGATGATGCCCCTCGTTGCGTTTTCCCTTCTGTAGTTGGTAGACCGAAACATTTAGAAGTAATGGATGCAGGTCAGCGAGATTCGTATGTGGGAGACGAAGCTCAAATTAAGCGTGGTATTTTGGATGTAATGTATCCAATTGAGCACGGTATCGTAACAAACTGGGATGATATGGAAAAAATATGGTCATATACTTTTTACGATGAATTAAGAGTAAATCCCGAAGATCATCCTGTACTACTAACAGAGCCTTCTATGAATCCTAAGGCGAATCGTGAGCGTATGTTACAGATAATGTTTGAGACATACAATGTTCCTGCGATGTATGTGAGTATACAGGCAGTGTTGTCTCTTTATGCAACAGGACGTACAACAGGTATGATTATTGATTCAGGTGATGGTGTCACACATATTGTACCAGTATACGACGGTTTTGGTATTCCTCATGCTGTACAAAGAATTAATTTGGCTGGACGTGATTTGACGGAACATTTGTCGAAATTGCTTACAGAACGTGGGTATACTTTTACATCTTCGGCGGAAATGGAGATTGTACGGGATATTAAAGAGCAGTTGTGCTATGTTGCTTTTGATTTCGATGAAGAAATGACGAAATCGAAAGAATCGAGTGATTGCGAAAGGACATTTGAAATGCCTGATGGAAATGTAGTGTGTATAGGTGATGAGAGATTCAGATGTCCAGAGGCACTTTTCAATCCAGCACTCTTAGGAAAGGAGTGCGATGGTATGCATACGAGTGCATATAAAACGATTATGAAATGTGATATTGATTTACGGAAAGATTTGTATCAAAATGTGGTAATGTCTGGTGGGAGTACAATGTTTCCAGGAATTAATGAGAGAATTACGAAGGAACTAAAAATGTTGGCACCTGATACTATAAAAGTTAGAGTGATTACTCCACCCGAAAGAAAATATTCAGTATGGATTGGTGGTTCGATTTTGGCATCTCTCAATACATTCCAAGATATTTGGATTACAAGAGAAGAATACGATGAATGTGGACCTGAAATTGTACATAGAAAGTGTATGTAATTTTTATGCTTTTATGGTATTATTTTTACGAACAGTTTGTTGTGGATTAGGAAGATTGCCATCAAAGTAGTGCCATTGAGTAATGGTGGTATCTGAAACGGGTAGTATTTTGAATGAAACTTTATGCTTTTCGATATGATAATGAATGCGGAAATCATTGGTGGAAGTGTATTTCTTTTTCGATGGAGAACTCTGATTACAAGTCCCGAATTCGTTTTCCCATACGATTCCATTGTCAATAATATGAGACATCATATCTAAAACCTGTTCATTCAAATGTTGTTCTAAATTCATTTTTGCTGAAGAATATTATTATAGTGAATAACTTTCCCGTTATTATTTTTACTGTATAAAAAATAATAAATGATTTGTATCAATTTTTTTTGTTGTTATATGAGGTTGAGGTTAATGCTATCTATTTTCTATAGTAGTCTGTATAGCTTACTCTTGCGCTTTGAAATGACAATATAAAGGGTGTCCTATTTCAAATATTCACTTTTACGAACCTCCGACTTTATTTATAATTATTAATAAATTTATCTATATCGCTATTTGTTATTAATGCTAGATTTCTATTTATTTTATCATTATCCCAATCCCACCATTTAATTTCTAAAAGTTTTTCTATTTGATATTCACTAAATCTTTTTTTAATAACTTTAGCTGGGTTACCACCAATAACTGAGTAAGAGGGACAGTTTTTTATAACGTGTGAATTATTAGCAATTATAGATCCAGAACCAATACAAACTCCAGGCATTATAGTAACATTTTGTCCAATCCATACATCATTTTCAATAATAACATTACCAGGGTCAATATCCTGAATATATCGTTTTGAAATATTACAATCACCATTAAAAATATCTTTGTGAAGAACACCAAAAGGATATACAGATACCCATTCTTTTCTATGTCCTCCTTTACCAGTATAAATTACACAGTCAGCAATAGAACAAAATTTGCCTATTTCACAGCTGCCACCTCTTAAACTAATATGTTTTATCTTTTCGTGTCCATAAGTATATTTTCCTACTTTCATTATATAGATAGGTATTTACAGAAATATTAATGTATAATTATATATTAATGCATTGCTAATTAATAAAGTATCCTACTGAAGGTTCTGGTTTACAGTATGAGTATTGCTTATCTTTCATAAACTTATCTAAAATAATTTTCAAACTTTTTCTATTCAGTTCATCATCCTTTATACCATATTTTTTGAATATTTTTATGTAAGTACTGGAAATTTTCTGTTTATGAATTATAGCGTGATAAATTAGACTGTACTGATGGAAAGTAGCATTAGGAATATAAAAATCATTTTCGTGTTTTATCCTAGTTTTTAACATGTCCGTTTGAAATTGTTTATCGTAATAATTATCTCCAACAAATCTCAAATCAAACATTACATTCTTATTATTAATCTTTACAAAATTTAAAATTCTATTTTTTCCGTCATCATACCGATTATCAGTCGCAGAAAAGCCATCTAGAACTCTCTTAGCAAGGTAATAGTCGTTTACTAATAAATCTACATCTAGATGTTCATCAATTATTACATCATTTGGCATTCCTTCGAAGTTTCTCATAATAACCCATTGAAGTTCTGGATACCTATTCAATTCTTGTATAACGTGTGCCATAGTTGTAAATGTTTTCTCTTTGTAGTATTTCTCGTATATTTGCAAAGATTTCAAATTGTCTTTTGTTTCTTGAATGTTATCAGTTGCATGAATTTTGTATCCACCAGTTTCTTTCCTTAACTTAATTTTCAGGTCAAACATATGTACATTTACTTTACGATTGCCCTTTGAAGTTTCTCTGTAATCATAAATCGGTAAATTGTCTTTTACAATATATATTGTAAAATCTGTTTTGCCTCTGAAATCGTCTACTCGAACACCGTAAAATCTAGATAGAACTTCAATACTATTTGGAATTTTGTTCATATTTACTACTTCAATTATCTCCAATGGATAATCTATTTTTTTTTTTAAATCTGCAAAGTGATTGGTCCAGTCAATAATAAGGTGTGTCTCTGTCATATCGTATAAATGTTCCGTACTAATTAAACTAAGTCTTTTTAAGGTAGTTGCATCTTCATAATAACATTCTGGCTTATTTACATTTTTACACGCCCATAAACCGATTCCACAATCCATATTTTTATTAACCGACCCCCAACCAAAATCACAAAGATATATTTTATTATTTTTATCAACTAATAGTTCACCTATCTTTATATCATTATGCTGTACATTAACCGACGCCATATCTTTTAATATTTGTTCAAATTGCTTCACAATATCTGGTGGTTTGTTTTTATTTGTCAAGACCTGACCTACATTCTTAAAAATTAGTATCTGATTTTCGTCATCACAGTAAAGTAATTTCGGATACCAAGAAAATTTTTCAAGAATAGATGCTATATATTTTTCTCTCTCATACACTTGATATTCCTTAAACTTTGTCACATATTTCACAAACAAATGCGGTAAAAGTATGTATTTTGAAGTTCCACTATCTTTAAGCGTAGCCATATTTATAGTTGTATGTACTATTGCATATCATTTATATAAGGATTTCTGTAATTTCAATATTTTGTCTCGTTATGTTATACAGTACTGTACATAAATTATGATAAATAATAACAATCCATTAATGGTTACGACTGCCTATGTCTCATTGGCGTTCCAAATTTTGACAGGTCTGGTAGGTTTACACGGTATTATGATTCCTATACCAGAAGAGCATCAAGTATTGAAAGACGTTATGATAATGGAGACAGTTGTACAGTTAATCGAATTCTGTTTTTACATTTGGTTGGTATTACACTTGAAACGATTGAGACACGAGGTAACGTATGTACGGTATTTTGACTGGATGCTTTCCACACCAATCATGTTATTGGGTACAGTATTATATTTCCAATATAATAATGCAAAAGATATGGGTATACTATACACGACTTGGAATATTTTAGAAGACAATTGGCGTACGATATTACTATTTTTGGCGGCGAATTGGGTAATGCTTTTGGCGGGTTTTATGGCGGAAAGACAAAAGGTGTCTCGAATATTTGGTTTTACAGTAGGTATGATAGGGTTTTTGTTTTCATTTTGGACAATTTATGATAACTTTGTAGGTAACAATAGAATCAACCAAATACTGTACACAATCATGTTTGTATTATGGCTGATGTATGGATTCGCATTTATGTTCCCATACTTTGTGAAGAATGCAATGTATAATGTACTGGATATCTTTGCAAAGAACTTTTATGGGTTGTATGTGTACTGGTTGATAATGGGGGTGAGGATTTGATGCGTTAGAATTATTCTAATCATATTCGCTTAGTTGTGATAAATGACTACGGTACATACATTTTGACAATTTAACGACTTAATACTATTTTTTATAACAGTCTAATACAATCGACATTGGTCGATATGGTGTTTTTACTCTCATATCATTGTCAGGTCTACGGAAACAATAGAAAGAACACGGTATTTATTGAAAAGGAATACCGTGTTCTTTGTAGAAGATATAAAAATTAGTTTATGACACGTAACATACTCTTTTTAAAATAGTCAATCCATTATTGTTTGTGTACCTTTCGTGCAAAACCCATTCAGGATGTTTCTCTAAAAATTCTTCCACTGCTGGCCATAATCCTTTATTTATTTCTTCAAGTGGAAATCCCGATTCCACGCTTTGTCTTTGGGCGTTTGAACCCATTCTTATAGTTTGACCATTTACACCATCTACAGTGGTATCGTGCATGATTATAAATTTGTTAGTATATTCTGAAAATTTTGCCAGTTCGCGTTTTAATTGTCCATATACGTGCCAAGTATCAATAAAAGTTAAATCGAACTTGTGTGGTAAAATAATATCTAAATTATTTTTCCATTCATAACTAATTTCTATAGGCAAATTAGCAGTTACCTTTAAAAGATGTTCTATATTACAATTTGTAATGTCATTCAATAGTAATATTTTATCTTTTTTATTGTTCGATAATAATCCATATACAAAAGCCCAAGTACTTACACAACCTCTAACTCCTGTTTCGAAAACACTATTGCATTCAGTCGCATACCTTTGTAGAGTAGGAAGATGCTCATTAATATCAGACTTTTTTGCACACAACTTATTATATTCTAACTCAACCTCTTTGTTCATTTACACAACAATTTTGTAATTAATATTATAAATATTAAATATTTAATATGATATTTTTTTAAAATATTTAATACTCGAAGATTTAAACTCTCTATTATTTAAACCGATGAAGATTTAAAATCGCACCCTTTAGGAGATTTTATCTCTTTATCGGTCACGACCCTTGTAGAATATAAATCCGCACAGCGGATTTAATTCTTCAAGGGTTTAAAATATCCCATTTTATATCTTAGAGAGTCGGATTCTAGTAACGTTTAGAAATGACTCCCGTCCTATTTCAAATCTTCACTGGTATAAACCGCAAAAACATATCCTTTTACATTTTTAACGCCGATTGTTTTTGTAAAATAGCAACATAAATTCCATTATGCCAAGTTAGTGATGCTTGACGTTTAGGAGTGTGTGAATTATCCCAAGTTAATCTAACTTCTTTTTCATACAATACTTTTAAGTTCAACTTTTGAATAGAATTCATCGTACCATCTCTAACATCTTTCCAGTTCCAATCATCTACTATAAAAATAAATACATCATCTAAACAATTATAATAGTGTAATAATGCCTTATAATGACTTTCATTTGTATGGTTTCCATCATACATATAAATATTAAATTTTGGTAATTCAGAAACATCTACTTTAAAGCAATCATTTTCAATAAAAGTCGCATCATTTTCTCCTTTGAATTTTTCAAAATTGAGTAAAAATTGGACTTTAGGACCTCCAAATTCACTCCAATTATCTATACATATAACCTTTGCTTTATTGTTATACATGGCAGAACATACTGAACTACCCTTCCAAGTTCCTATCTCTAAATATCTTGCGTCTTCTGTATTTAGTAAATTATTATAAAAATGTCGTGTTTTTATTCCAGTCATACCTTCCATCTTAATAATATCATTTGTAATTTTTGAAATATTATTTTCAGCATTTTTAAATGCTGTTTCAATAATTGTTTTGTAAGTTTCCATTATTATATTGTATAAAAATTTATTACATATTTAAATTGAACGTAAATATTTTATATTAAAATTATATTTATGCATATATAAACAGTAATTGTAATATTATTATATATTACAATTATGGTAAAAATTATAGATGGGTTTATGTTCTACAATGAATTAAAGATGTTAGACTTTAGGTTGCACGAATTATCAGATGTAGTAGATTACTTTATATTAGTTGAAGCGAAGTATACATTTTCTGGAAAAGAAAAACCTTTGTTTTATAATGAAAATAAAGGGAATTTTTTGAAATTTCAAGATAAAATTATTCATATAATTGTAGAAGATATGCCGAATACAGCAAATGCTTGGGATAACGAAAACTACCAAAGAATGTGTATTGACCGTGGAATAAAGCAACTGAAACTAAAGCCAGAAGATATAATAATAATTTCTGACTGCGATGAGATACCAAATCCATTTACATTATCATCTTATAGAGATAAATTATCGAATAGTACTCTTTATAAGTTAGAAATGGAACTTTATTACTATAATTTAATATGTAAAAATATTAGTATGTGGTATGGAGCAAAATTATTGAATTACAACACATACTGCCAAATTAAAGACCCACAAAAATTAAGAAAGAATGAAACAACACATACTATTCGTAATGGAGGATGGCATTTCTCTTATTTTGGAGATGTAGAATTTATAAAAAATAAAATAAAGAACTCTGCGCATCAAGAATATAACAACGAAACATACCTAAACAATGAAAAAATACAAAATGTAATAAATAATTGTGATGACTTATTTTTTAGGGGAAAAAATAGAATGACAAAATGCAATATTGAAAATAATACAAATTTACCAAAATATTACGAAATGCTTTTGTAAATATTTAAGAGACTAATTATATTAAATATACTTTTATTGAATATGAAATATAATGAAGTTACACATATTCTATCGTCTTAGTGATAAGGGTAATAGGAAAAATAAACCCGATTACATAAATCTAGAGAACTGTTTCAAAAATTTTTGTAGTGTATTCGGTGGTTGCGACATTACTGTAGTAGCAGACAACATAGAAGAAAGTACATATAACTTTTTATCGTCACATATTTCAAAAGAAAGAATCCATTTAACAAAATTAGGAAATTCTGGTTCCTTTCGATATGCTCTTGATAATGCTATTTCAAATTTTGATGATGAAGATATAATTTATTTTGTAGAAGATGATTATGTTCATATTCCAGACAGTAATAACATTATACTAGAAGGCTTTAAATATGCAGACTATGTTTCTCTTTATGACCACCCTGATAAATACACAATCGAACCCACGCCAAATCCATTTGTATCAGGAGGAGGAGAAAATACGAAAGTATTTGTTACTGATTCTGTACATTGGAAACTTACAAATTCAACGTGTATGACATTTGCAACAAAAGTAAAGACATTGAAAGAAGACAGAAATATAATTATTCAAACTTTAACTGGAATTATTACAAACAGTTTTAAAATGTTTATTATGTTGTATCGTGAAAAAAAACGTAAGTTGGTAACTTCGATACCAGGATGTGCGACCCACGGACAGAACCCTTGGCTAGCCAAACTGGTAAATTGGGAAAAGGTTATGGAAACGTCTTTGATAGAATAGACTTTATTCAAGATAACATTAATTAATCAACTCATCCCACTGATTATATATTTCTCTATTTCTTTCATTCCATACTAAATTTGGTCGGCTATTTGCTTTATACCAAGATTCCAATGTATTTAAGTAGTGATTAATATGACAATTACTTGGGAAAATGAATTCTTTTGGTATGATTTCGTTTAGTCCACTACCTTCTACATATTCGGTCAACATTGGAATACCATAGTACATACATTCATAACACACACCAGGACAATTTTCTTGAAAAGTAGTAGGATATAAGCAAACAAATGCGTCACTCAATAATTCCATCATTTTTGTGTGAGATAACGAACCATGATTTACAACAAAATCAAACTGCTTAAAATGGTTTGATATATCACAATAGCTAGGACTGCATACGTGTAATGTAATATTATTATCCAGTTTCCTAAGATTTTTTACTATTTCTATACATTTATTCCATTGTGTTTTGGAAGAAAATGCAACTATTTTACGCTTATTGTAATTTGTTTTTTTTTCTGTAGGTTCTAAAATTAATGGATTGTTGATAACTACAAAATTAGTTACAGCACGAAAACTGCTCCATAGTGATGCTTGTATATTTGTTAATGAAATTACATTATCATACTTACCCAGGTTAGCATCTCTTTTACTGTCATTATATAAAAACGGGTCGTGTATCCAGTGTATATATTTCACATTTTTTAAAAAGACATTTCTAATACATCTTACATCTATAATTACTTTAAATAATTTCTCATCAATATTTTTAACGTAATTTATTCCAGATTTACCTATAAATTCTTGCTCTCTTTTATTATGAACTACATAAATATCATACTTTTTAGACATTTGTTTCGCAATATTTAAAACAACGAGTTGTGTTCCTCCAAATCCTGACATTGTTTCATCAAAGTATGACCTTGAACCATTAATAAATGCTATTTTATTTGATGTCATAGTAGTATTTTCGTAATTATAAAATGATAAATCTGTTATAACATATAATAAATATTACCTTTATTTTATTTTATTCTTTATTCTTTATTTACATTTGAAGATTTCAAATGGGACATTTGAATAGAGCGTCAGATTCCAGTAACGTTTTACTATTACTTTTACTAATACCAATTGTATAAATTTAATCAAAATATTTTTTTAACATATTTACCGAAATTAACAATTCTATTTCATTATTTAAAAATTGGTTGATAAATTCGGTTGCGTTGTTTGCAATCATTTTACATTCATCTTGGTGCTGTTCACACCAGTGTATTTGCTCTATTACGTTATCATAATTGTCAGATAATGGAACATAATGTTTATATGGTATAAGAGTATCTTCCATAGCCCATGAAACCTTTGTAGGTCTTTTCATTAACACAATGGAATTACTGTATAATTGCCATTTTAAGCCTGACGCAACATCGTTACCTTCGATAGAGATAATGTACTTGTATTTTAATTGTTCTGAAATTGTCAAACTACCTTTTACATATTTCAAATCAATATTTAATCCAGAATAAGGAATATAACTGAATCCAATATTCATGTTTTTGGCATTTTCATATCGCTCAACAAAATTGTACCTTTCTACGGAAGATTCGTTTACTGCACCACGCCATACTGTAGCATTTAATTTATCTTCAAACGGAATATCATATTGTGGTACCTTCATAACGTACCCCCAATGTCTTACACTATTCAAATTTAATATTGTAGTTAGTGTGTCTTCTTTACTTCTTGCTTTCGAAATGATATTATATTGAGGTATTTCCGTACTGTCACCCCATCTCCATGAAAACGCTTTCTTTGTATAGTCTTTATTACAATACTTGTTCATAGAAAATAAGTACGACATCATATCTTTTCCGTATGCATTGAAATTAGGGCGTTTTGTTTTTTTTTTCATTTCTTTCATAATTATATCACCATTCACACAATTGCATTCATCACAATTTATATTTTTGTTCGAGTTATTTATCAGAGTCATTGTTGGATTTTTTTTCTTAAAATCTTTATTCAAATAATACTCTACTCTACGATTAATATTGTAATGCGTATTTAAAAGTTGTTGTTTTATAATATTACCATAAGTAAAGAACGGTAAAATATACAACTCTTTCATTTCATTTAATTTATGCAAAACAGTTTTGTAGCGTTCTACATTTGATACAGAAGTGTTATTTGCTCCTAGATGTAAAGCATCTGATTCATTACCGTATTCAAGAATACATTTTCGTTTCCATAATTCAAAAATAGAATATTGTTGACAATGTATTTTTATTTTAACCCCACGCTTACTGTAATAATTACTTAAATACACATCATCGGATAATCGTATATCATAGTCGCTTGTAACTTTTTCTATATAGTCTTCAAAATCTGCTTGAAATACGCCGAATCTAACACCGACCGCTCCATATCCTTCTGCTATGTTTGCATTTTCTAAGTGACGTTGTTCACCACATATGTTATAGTTTAAAAAATTACCCCCCCCAATACAATGTACATTATAATCATTATAGTTTTGATATGATTGAACCATACTTGGTAAATATAGGATGTCGTCATCACAGTAAATAATAAGTGTATCTGACGGAAAGTTATGGTCTTGCAAATATTTTACAGTAGGAATAATTTTTGTTCCTGGTCCATAATCTAACTTACATCTATTTATTGTCACATACTTTTCTAAAATTTGTGGTATTACATAAGTTTCATTTGTTCTAGAAAACAAATCTGGAATATTAAGAAGAATTAAATCAGGCTTTCGTGTTTGATTATGTATACTTTCTAACATCAAATGACATTTATTTATACGAGTGGGACTTGTGGTAAAACTAAGGACAACTTTTGAAGGATTATTTATTTCAATATTATTTATTGAGTTTTGAATTCGTCTTACCCAATTTGGGTCTGATATCCAAAACGCGTGTCCTGCACAACTATCTGCTGTAAATCTACATTCAGAAGAAAACTTACCAGCAATATCTTCTGACGGCAGTATACCAATTTTATTATCATACATGATTTTACTAAAAAATACATCTTCTGGGAGTTTTTGGGTCCTATGTCTAAAATTTGGGATTTTTGTGGATTCTGAGTCGAATGATTCAAGTATTTTAATCATTAACTCTCTATTACGAATAGAAAATCCACCATTTCCTTGAAACGGTAAATCTGGAGAATTTTTATGGTGAGGCCAGTCTGCACCAATATAATCATATTTTAAAAAATCGTTTATACCATTACGAAAAACAAATGAATCTTCTTGATAAATTAATACTTTATTTCCAGATAAAGTTTTCCAGAACCGTACGTCATGAAGTAGATTATTATACATATTTAGATTGCAATCATGAATATCAAATACAATTATTTTTATATTGGGCGATATAGCAGTACGTATCTTTTTCATTAATTCTTGATTTGCTTTACCACAAACAATTGTATGTGACCAACTACTGTCAGTACGAAGTATTAAGTTCCGTATTATTACTTCACAGTGAGGTAGTTCACGAAACTCAATAAAGACAGATTCGTTCGACAACCCTTGTTCTAACTTTGGTATTTTATGTTTTCTAATTTTATCTAAATAGGTTAGACATAAAGTGCGAAACTGATTCTTACAATTCATACGTAATACTATTTTTATAGTGTAACAATGTTAACTATTTTTAAATGATTTATAACTAAGAATGTAAAATTTATGTTAACTGTAAAAAAAGAGAATTTAATTAAATATAGCAGTGAAGTTTTGAAATGGAAATGCGTCATTTCAAAACGTTACTGAGTTTTAACTGTTAAAATCAGAAATGAATTTTATATTTACTACTTATACTGTACAAATATACATTGAATGCTTTCTACTGTTTCTTAATAATAATCGTCGTCGTCATCGCTGTCTTCCATTTCTGCCCATAGCATCGGCTTCTTTTCTTTTTTCTCCTTTTCTTCCAGTACAGATGGATTGACGATGGATGGGAGCTTCACGACTAGTTGTCTGTCTTCTTCTTTTTCTTTTTCTCCTTTTGACTTCAATGCATTTAGGAAGTCGTTTCCTGCTTTATTCTGTGGTACAATAATCTTCGGCGCCAAGGTCAGTTTGATGGCGGTCTCTTCTTTATCTTCTTCTTCTACTTCCGAATCATCTTCGTCGTCATAGTCTAAAAGTCCTGCAAAGTAGTTCTTTGCATCGCGGTCCTTCTTTTTTGTCTGTTGTTTCTTCAGTACTTGTACAGCTTTTTTGTCTTCATATGTGCGTCGTTTGTCTTCCTTTGCGTGTTGTTTGGCCAGAGGACAATACTTTGGTGTATGTCCAGTCGCTTTACAGTAAGAACATTTCTGTGCCATCAATGTGGGACATACCACTCGGCCTTTTTCATCTTTTGTATTATGACTCATATATATATCTTCAGACTTACCTGCGTGCATACAAACGTTGCACTTCTTCTTATATTGTTGCTTCTTCATAAAGGATGCCATTTCAGTAAAGAGATTGGATTATGATTATAGTTTCAGTTTAGGTTCTCACTAGGAGTTAAGTGTGAGACAGAGAATTGTGAAAACGAGAGAATCAATTTTTTCTCTCGTTTTCTATTAAGGAGCACTTCTTGTATATAGAATACCTCTTTTTACTCTAGCTCTTCGAGTACTACGTTTACTGCTATTTGATTTAACAGAGTGGAACCGAAAATCTAAACCATTCCCAAGACGTATATATTTATTTTTTACTGTAGACCTAGACCTTCTTGAAGGAGTAGCATGTCTCGTTCTTGAAGGAGTAGAATGTATCATGGTTGGCTTTTTTATTTCTGTAAATAATACATTTCCATCGTTTCTACCGTTTCTACCGTTTCTAATTTCAACAAAACCGTGTTCGCTTAAACTTTCTAATACTTGGTATGTTATTGTATATTCGCCTGTTTCTTTATTTATATCTGTATTCATTTTGGATTCACTTATATTTTTATCTAACGTTGTACCACCTGTACCTGCAATGATTTGAGTTATATTCACTGTATCATCACCTTTTTCGATTTTGATTTTACCATATTGGAACAGGTGAGTGTCTGCGCATAGATATATTAAATTAGCGTTGGGTGACTGTTTTTTAATTTCTTTATTTAATTTCAGGAAAAATTCTAGAAAATCATTTGTAGGGATAGTCTTATCTTTATTCGATTTATTTTTTGCAATTATGTTAGTATGTGATTTTTGATTTGTAGGGATAGTCTTATCTTTATTCGATTTATTTTTTGCAATTTTGTTAGTATGTGATTTTTGATTTGTATTGCTATTAACCAGTGTGTTCACTTTCGTTTTGTCGACACTTTTTCCTTTTTCAAATGTGATAGGATGATGACCTATAATTATAATATTTTTTACAGATTCCTTGTTTTTGATTTTATTATAACTGTATAATACGTCTAAGTTTTGTTTATCAATTTCAACTTGTTTGTCTTTCTCGTAACATCCTTGATTAAAATCTTCTGAGTAAACTGTACTATCGATCATGCAGACAAATGTATCTTCATCAAACGATGGAATGATAAATTTATCTATGTTTATATTTGATGTGTTTGGTTTGTTTGGTTTGTTTGATGTCTTTAGTTTTTTTACGGCGTTCTTCTGGTCTTCCATCATTTGACAATTATTATTTCCTATATACTGAGTATTTTCAGGTAATTCAACCGTGATTTGCTCTTTATTGCATATGATATTGTTAGCTACTGTGAATTTTTCATTGTTTTCTAGGTCGTGATTACCGTAAATAACATTTATAGGAATTTCATCGTCTATACTTTGTAATTGATTAAAACCTTCTTGTATGTCATTTTGAGACAGATAACTTGCGCTTTCACTATTCAGAACATCTTGATTATTCTGTGTAACTTTTATATTTCTTACCTTTGTTGAGTCAGAGAATTTTTTCTTATCTTTCAATGCATAATAGTTATCTCCTGCGACACTTATAAACTGTACATCAGTAGTAGTAGTGGGGTTTTTAATGTGTGTTTTCAGTTTTGCAATGACATCACGTAAACCTGTATTATTTTCGTTGCATAAATTATTCCAACAGCCAAAATGAATAAATGATTTTTTCTTTGCACTCATTTGTGGAAAAATTGATAAAAAACTTTCTATATATTTGAAATACATAAATACCTGTACAAACAATATGTCTCAAGAACTCAATTACGATATCATAGTCAATGATGATTTATATGAATATGATTACGACATTCATACATTAGAATTCAATGTATTACGATACAATTCTCTTCCAAAAAACGAGTTTACACGCTTAAACTTACGATGTCTTTTACGTACACAAAAATTAACGGCAGAGTTTTGCATTAAATATATTTTGAACGACGAATACGCATATACGGATAGTGAAGAATCAATAACAACAAGGTTAGTCTTATATTATCAGCCGCACTTAACGTACAAAGAATTACATGAAGTTTGGAACAAAATTTATAAATCTTAATCTTAATCTTAAATAAAATAAAATAAACCCTTTTTTTCGTAGCAGTAAAATATAAGTATGTACAGTAAAATGACTATTTCATCTTCTCGAAAACGCCGACCTTCTCTCAAGTACAACAAAACGCTAAAGTCCAAAATACCCAAAGAAACACTACGTTTCAAAGATTATCCAGATTTTCAACCGAATCTGACCCCTCGTCAAATGTTTCGTTTAGGCAGTTTTGGTGGAACATATTGGCGTCCTATTTATTCGCGTGTAACTGGAAAACACTATAAAAATGTTCATAGAAGACAATTTCCTAAATCTTGGTGGGCAGGAATACAGGATTCGCACCTTTCTTCTCCTGATTATGACATTCAAAAAAACAAATACAAAGTAAAAGTAGGAACTTCTCTGGAGTTCTGGGAAGGCAAACACTGGATAAACGAAAAGCATCCATATGGTTGGGTTCATTGGTACTGTGATTTTTACAATGGTAAGCGTTGTTCAGACGATGAAAGACAGGTAAAGAGATGGTTGGCATTGGCAGGTAATCGAGGTAGGTTTATGCGTTTTCTGGTAACACAGATTTTGAAACGCAGAGCAAAATGGGATGACGAGACAGTAAGTCCAAAAATCAGACAAGTATTGCAACATTGGGGGTACAGGTTGACGAAGAAAGATTTCGATCATGAAGTGGAGAGAAGGCGGTCTCAAAAATAAAAATCATATTTTTACAAAAGAATACTGTACAAAAATATGATTTACTTTTTCGCTTTACGTTTCCTAGTCTGGCTATTTTTCTGGTATCGTTGTCTCATTGTTTTATCTTTTGCGACCATTGATTTTACAACAGAGAATTTATCTGCGATGTCTCGAACTTCTATTGTAGGAGATGGTTTTCCATTACTGTACAAACCATATTTCTTGAGTAAATCTTCATATCGTCGTTTTACAGAAAGATAATTTTGTTCTCTTAGCATTAGGTCCTTTGTGCACAATCGAGACATTAAATGATATGCTTCAGCAAAGAATTTTTTATTGAAATCTAGTTTTATCTTTTTGTCGTGGTACATATGTGTGAATAGTCGTTTCATACATACGCCAAAGCAGTATCCGTCAAATGTATCCGCTGCGGTGTTCAAAAATGTATCATAATTCATTCTATTGTAAGAGGAACATCTTTTGAATTTCTCGTAGTTGAGACAACTTGTCTCTTTTGGGAAATAGGACCATGAACGCGCCAATGTGTTCATATTTTTACGGCTTCTTTCTAAAAACTCTCTTCTGCGTATAACGAGACCGAAATCGATGAGTTTCATCTTTCCAGTACGAATATTGTACACAACATTGCCTGATTTGATGTCGTGATGAATGACCCCTTTGTCTCGAAAGAAGTGTAAAGCTTCAATCGGAGTTATAATAGATTTCAAGAAAATAGATAAATCTTTTTTACTGAGAGATGGAATCACATTTTGGTAGAAATGGTCTAGGTCTACTCCTCCGTCATCAATGAGTAATAATTTGAGTTTATTTACAGGAACCATTTTGATACGTTCATTATGACATTTATTTAAGTAGCCTTGAAAGGTGATATCGTCCTTTGGGTCACATAATAGAGGAACTCGTACAATATATTTTTCGATACCTTTGATTTGAGACAACATTTCCATTTCTTCCAATTCTTTTTCTGCGTCTTCTGCACGCATAATTTTTGCCAATCTATTTTTGTAGTTTTTACGGGTTTTGCACTTGAGACTTGGCTTAATAACACATCCGTATGTGCCTTCGCCTAAAATGGTGTGTTTCGTCATTTTTCGATTTGTTTCTCTATACTGTACAATAATATTATTTCTTATTGGACTTGCAGTCTCGAATCATGTCTTGAACCATTTTCTTATTTTCTTCTATTTGATACAGAAACTTGGTTGGTGTAGGTGTTTTGTCTCGGGTTGCTAATTCTTGTTCACGTTCACGCGAATGTCTTGTACGTCTTAATACTGGTGACCTATCTATAGGTATTCTATCTCTTGGTGACCTATCTATTGGTGGTGGTCTGGTCATTGCCATTACTACTGTACTATTACTTGTATTTACACTACTATTACTGGTTAAACTTTCTAGACTTCCAAAACTACTGTAATTTCGTTTTACAATAGGTGTAAAATTAGTGTCGGAAAAATCTGGTTCTGCAATAGAATTATGTCTCGATGATAAAACAGAATAAGATTCACTGTCTACTGAATCTTTTCTTTCGATGTAATAGTCATCACTAATTGTACGATTTCGATTACTGTACATAACTGTAAAATGTATTGAGAGTTAGTCTTTATGTTTTATACCAGTGAATAATTTATATCAGTAAAGATGGTTCAAATGAAGTCGAGGAAAAATTGATAAACGATTTTTGTACAGTACATATATGGTATTCTAGCCAGAACTGGCATAAATATAAATCCGTTAAAACAATAATGTTTAGAAGAAGTAACCGTTTAATTGCTGAGTCATCTGAGACCTGCGAAAGGCAGATTCATGATACTATCAAACAAATAGGAAAGCTCATAACAGCAGTAAGTGTAGCGCCTAAAGATGACATCATTGTTGGTACAAAAAAGATGCACAGAAGCAGAGTGATAGAAGGATACAAAATGTATATTTACATACATAAACAGCTACCAGTTATATTCCAAGGGATTTACTATGAGACAACTGAAGGACGAGACCGACTATTGAGGTTTACACGGACTACTTACCGTAAGACATTTGAGATAATGAGCGAAATAAATCACGGTTGTAAAGACCCTCTTGTTAAGAGATTTAAGCGTGTTCTGATGCGTTATCGCAAGGATTATGAGCAATACCGTAGAAAAATGTATGGTGAAGATATGTGGAAAATCGAACTACCCTGCTATTTGATGAATGAAATCGAAAGTTATCTTTGAAATTATATGATTTTGCACATATTTTACTATTTTCAAAAGTAATGGTTTAACAAATTAAATAAATTTCTTTTTTTTATGTGATGCTAAACACAATAATTTGTAGGTGTACTGTATACAATGGTGAAAAAATAAAGCATTAAAAACAAAGATAAAAGAAAAAGAAAGACACAAAAAGGTGGAGGACCTAGAGGACCTAGAGGACCTAGAGGACCTAGATGACATAGAGGACCTGGAGTACATCAGTATCTAACCGAATCACGAAATATTATTGCAAATTCGAATGCTCAAAATCTTGTGAATTACAAAACAAAATTAAATTATATTCGACAGAATTACCCCTTATTACTGGTTGATATTACTGCAAAAATAAATAAGGGGTTTTTCGATGCAACCAAAAATGGAGGCCGTTTAACCACAGAAAGTAAACTACTTATCATAAAATCAGTTATATTAAAATACAATATGTACGGTCCTGAATATTTTGCACCACTAACACCTGCACCTGCATCATCGAACCATGATACCCCTACATATAGTACAAATGAACGAGAAGTAAGCAGTGAACTTTTGTCTGATTCAGAAGTACTCGCTCTCTTTAATCAAGGTCCTGTGGAAGAACCTTCACGAGATACACGCAGGATGAGACAACTTGGTCCTAAAAGGACCAGATCTGCAAACAGTACAAATAATAGCACCAGACCCAAATCCAAATCCAAACCCAAACCCAAACGTGCTTCTGTTTAATAATCATTTTTCCACCAGCAACAATAATACCGTAGACAATACCAAGGCCCTGGTTCAATGCTTTTTCTCAAATAATCACTCCAGCGAAAACTACTGTGATTATTTTCGAAGTCAAGATCGGAATCTGAAAATTCCGATACGCTTGGATAAGTGGAATACAATGATTCTTTGAAATCTACATCCGCCATATATTGAGACATTTTTTGTTTACAGTATATATAATCGTTCTTCTGTATATGTGGTCAAATCTCTTTCTATTGTTTTTGATAATAGACAATACTCGTTTACTAACGAACAAGAATATGCGAACATTCATGTTGACATCGCCTAATTCAAAACCAGTAGACCAAATGGATATTTTCGAACGTTTTGAGAAGTATTCTCTTGAGAGGAATCCATATATGCAGAGATTGTATTTGAATAAACTTATCAAGAATATGACAATAAATAACGAGAGTTTTAGCGAAATATTTTAGTAGTGCATCTGCGTGTGCATCACATTTTTGTCTCAAAATTGATATTTTTTGACACGAAAACCAGACCCCTTTTTGTAGACATTAATGTATTTCTCAGAAAATTGATTTAAAGGTTTTTGGTTATTTAGTAGTATCATAATATTATTCTCCCCGTATCTTATTCGTTTATACTCTTAATCAAACCGATCGTTTAATATGTCTTCCAACAGTGCACTCGTTATGTCTATGAACAACTGGAATCCTTCCGCCATTAGGTATATGCAACCTAAGGTAAATGAACGTGGAGGGAAATCCGTAACAATTATTAGTACTCAGTCAAATCGCAGTCTGTATGTCACACTCCCTATGTTGGTAACGTGGGGTATTAGTGATTACACAGACAGTCAGACTGGAGAATCAGATGGTAAGTATACTATTTCTCTACAGTTTCCTCGCGACCAGGACCGCAGTGATGAAACAGATGAAGCTTTGAAAAAGATGAAAGATTTTGAAGAGCAGCTCTTGAATGATGCAGTAAGAAGTTCCGAAGTATGGTTTGGAAGGAAGAAGTCAAGAGAATTGGTAGAGGATAGTTACTATTCATTCTTAAAATACAGTAAAAATAAGGACACAGGTGTAGTAGACACTTCCAAAGGACCAACGATTAGACCCAAGGTTCCTTGTTATGATGGAAAGTGGAAAGTAGAGGTGTACGATACACAAGGAGACGTGTTATTCCCTTGTCCAGATAATGAAGCAGCTACCCCAATGGAATTTGTACCAAAAAGAAGTAATGTAATGAGTATTATCCAATGTGGCGGTGTTTGGGTAGGAGGAAAAGGATGGGGGCTAACGTGGAAGCTAACCCAGTGTGTAGTTAAGCCGATGGTAATGGAGTCTGTGCTAGGTGGACTTCGTCTAAATATTACACCCGAACAGTCAGACGCAATGAACAAAGAAATACCGAAGAGTTCAGAAGAACCAGTGGTTGAAGAGGAGGAAGAGAAGGCACCTGTAAATACATATGTACAGGATAGTGATGACGAAGAACCAGTGAAAAAGCCAGAGCCAGTAAAGGAAGCAGAACCAGTAAAAGAAGAAGTAGTTGCAGAGCCAGAACCAGTTAAGAAAGAAGTAGTTGCAGAACCAGAGCCAGCTGCGAAGCCAGCACCAGTGAAGAAGAAGGTGGTCAAGAAGAAAGCAGTAGCTTAAATTTATAGAATGATTTAGTACAGTACTAAAAATAATTTAAAAAAAATTAAAAAATAACATATTTTAAAAAAAGTATCTTATTTTTTACTGTGTTTGTTTCAAAGATTTACACTTGAACACGCCTTTTATACGTTTTTTAGTGGGACGTTTCACTACACGTACTTCACCTTTTTTGCAACGTGTAACACATTTTTTCTTAAAGGGGTTATAAACTTTTTTAGGGGAACACTGTACAATACTATCACTAATGTGTAGTGGTACATAACTTAGATTATATGCGCGTTTTTGTACATTAATAGAAGGGTTTGGTTTTTTGTCATCAGGAATATCGATTTTATGTTTTTTCAATAATTCTTGAAATTCTTCTAAATATTCTCGAGGATTGCTTTCTCTGGTTTTTATGTTTTCGTCGCTCATTTCGGAAAAAAGTTTATGACAATGTTTTAAGAAATGTTTAGGAATATTCCATGTTTTATGCATTTCTTTACGGTAGTCTTTCAAACGTTCAATCGTTTCTTTTAGGAGTAATCCCATACTGTACATATCAAATGTGGATACTGATTTATTAATAAATGTATCGTACGGTATTCGTTTCCTAAAAGGTTTACAAGTGGTTTTATTATCAAAGTCTTCTTTATTATGACAGCCACTTTCAGGTGGATAATTGAACCATGATAGACCTTCGTTGTTTACATTATTTTTGGACAATTCGATGAATTTACTGTAAGGCTTTGTTTTTCCAAAGTCAATTAATCGAATTTGTGCGCTTTTAATATTGTACACAATATTTTGGATTTTGAGGTCATTATGAATAAGTTGATGTTCTCTAAAAAAACAAATAGCTTCTAATAATACTTTCCAACGATTGATAAAAATTTTGACTTCTCTTGGACTCATTTCAAAAATAAGGTGATTCAAAATGTCTTCCATATTTACGCCACCATTTTCCATAACCAATAACCGTAAATCTACATTCTCATCTTTGAAATTTTCATTTTCACATTTTTTCAATGTTTTTCTAAATTGTTTATTTCGTCTAGGGAAACACATATGTGGTTTAGGGATAATGTACTGTTCTATGCCTGTAATATTGGTCAATTCTGTAAACTCATCTAATTCGATATCGGCGTGTCGTTTTTGCATAATTTTGGCGACTTTTCCTTTTGTGTCGTATGGGTCACTACAATGTAAACTAGGCTGTACCACACAACCGTATGCGCCTTCTCCTATTATTTTGGGACTATTTGTCTCAACTGTATTTTGCATATTTATTGTAAAAAATATTATTGACAATCTTTTTACAATATGATTAGAAATTTACCGTACACGCATAAGGTCTACATAGGCGGCATTGTTATATCCGCCAAAAGTTAGGTCATTGTAGTTACGGTTATAGGCTTGTTGTTTTCTGAACTTGGTATAATCAGAAGAATCAGCTACCCATTTTACATTGCATGTAGAGGAAGGAATATTGGTTCCATCACAGTTATCGATCATAGAACCGAAACGTCTACCTTTTCCAGCTTTCATTGCGTCACTTGGGTTAGAATCACCACATTGGTAATTCTTTCTGGAGAGATAATCGCCTGAATTGTTTACAGCACGAAAAGGTGTTTGAATTCTTTCAAGACCCTGTACCTTACCTGCAGCTGCATATTGAGTATTCCATCCGCGTCTCAATACACCTCTCATAGAAGTAATTGTGCTATCTTTATAATTTAAAACGGTTTGTTGTGGAGAATGTCCTTGTCTCGGTCCGCCTAAATTCGATGTATTTGACATTGTATAATATGAACTAATATATATTATATCCAAGATTATAAATAAATAACGACTATGAATTCAGAATCGAGTTTCAACGTAGATAAAATAACATTATCTTGTCTCGTTAGTAGTAAACATAAAAGGCATTTAGGGGATAAAATACTAACATCGAATGAATGGATGGATTATGATACACGACCTTCGGTGCGACAGGAACTGTACAATACAATTGAAGAGAATCGTGAGTATATTATGGGAATATTCAATGATTTGCTAGATACGCCTTCTCAGAAAGGGAAATTACAACACACATTCGAAAAGTTCATAGATTGTCTCATTAAAGAGAAAGATTTAGATAACAATAGTTGTACAATATATGATGACCAAGATGAGAACAAAGAAGATGACGAGGCAATGTTTACAGAATGTGTTGATTTGAGACAAACAGAGGAGGTGAGAGAACCATCAAAGTTGGAATACTGGAAGATGCAACAATTATTCAAGAGACCGTAAAATATCTCTAAATATTACAAAGGGAATGAAAAGTAGGACATTGAGACAAAAAGGTGGAAAAAAAAAACGTCGAACAATGAAAAATGACACGTGTAGTCCATATTCACGCGGACGTCGTGTTGTCTCAAAATCGTGTTTTACAAAAGGTATTATTTTAGATTTAAAGAATACATATAATCGATTTCAGAATGACAAAAAGAAACAAATTGTGTCGAAAGACCCAACTGAAATATATCAGGTATTACAGAAGCGGTTACCATACTGTACAAAAGAATCGTGTTGGGTACAGAATATAGCGAAGGATAATGTGAAATCAAAATTAATGTCTCTATTGTTCGCGCCTCCTCAACCAGAAGAATGGCGAAGTAAACCAAATACTTGGTTGACGAATTTTGACATATTGGGTGTTTTGAGACAGTATGAACAAACATTTCCACATTTTTACTTTATAGGTCCATCAGCGATAGATTATGATTATCGTAAACCCGATGAAGAAATGCGATGTGTATGTCCGAATTTATGTAATTTCTCTCTAAAGGATCAATATGTGAAAGGGAAAAGGAAGATTGGGGTTATTTTCAATTTAGACAAACACAATCAAGGAGGTTCACATTGGGTGTCTCTTTTCATTGATATTGAAGCGAGATTTATATTTTATTTTGACAGTACATCAGACCCTATACCAAGTGAAATAAATCGATTCATAAATACAGTAATGAGACAAGGAAAAGAGATGGTTCCACAAATCCAATTTGCGAGATATGAAAATAAGAAAATGGATCATCAGAGACAAAACAATGAATGTGGTATGTACAGTTTATTTTTCATTATTACAATGTTAATTCGAGAAAAAGATGGTAAGAAACTTAGTGCGGATGATGTTATCAAACTATTTTTAGGTAAAAAAGGTAGAATTAGTGACAAAGACATGAATGATTTAAGAGATGACTATTTCAGTAAATGAATTCATCCCATTCTATAATATTTACAAATGAAAGCAAGAAAAATCCAAATTGCAGTAACTGTAAAAAGAAACGTACGATTTAGCTTTGGTGATATCATTATTACTGCTAGAGCGCCTAATAATGCAAAAATGGTGTCTCCAATTGAATTCGTGAGACTATTATTAGTAAAGTAGTTATTTTTTGATGTAAACCCAAAATATAACATCAAGTCTTTTATTTCATATACAGTATGAATGAACAACGTAATTAAAACGGCGTTCAATTGTGAGACACCTCTACAAATATATTTTGCGTAACAATATAGTACAATACCTGCCAAAAAATGAACGATAGACCAAGGAGTTATCATTGCAGGTTTCTTTATTGTATCCTCAAAAGCATAAAAAATCATTTTGTATAATAATGTATATGATTATTATTATAGGAGTGAAGATTTATACCAGTGAAGATTTGAAATGGGACGCCCTTTCAGGGCGTCATTTCAAAACGTTACTGGGATCTGACCCTCTATGATTTGAAATGTCCCATTTTAAATCTTCGAGGGTTTAAACCGTTGAAGAATTGAATCCGCACAGCGGATTTATATTCTACAACGGTCGTGACCGATAAAGAGATAAAATCGCCCAAAGGGTGCGATTTTAAATCTTCGAGGGTTTAAATTAAAACTCACTTAACCATTGTATTGCTTGAGACAAACTGTAAAAAACACTTCCGAATAGCATACTTTTCATGATAAGACCATATGTATTGAAGTGTCCGTCGTCACTGTATATAGATAGAAATGATAATCGATTGAATACGTATACATTGAGAATAGGCATATGAAAAATGAAAAATAATATAGCTACTAAAAGAGGAATTTGTCCTTTTTCGATTAGAATGTCCATACGAGACTGCTTTTCTTTTACGTCTTGATGTGCCTGTATTTTTCTCTCGGTTGCTTCGTCATATTGTCTAATGTATTCTGCTGTTCTTTTTACAGGTGCAGGGATAGGAGGTATATAATTTTGCTGAATTTGTTCATCATGAGTGTAAGATTCGTTCATCATAGGAATGTCTCGATTTGGTAAACTCTGTGTGGGTAATTGTTGCAATTGTTCTTCCATAGATTGTTGTATACGCATATTATCATTATGAGAAGGGGTTGGTGGGACCATTGGTACAGAAGGCGGTGGGTGACCATATGGGTTTGGGTGATTATCAATTGGTGCATAAGTCGTAGGCCCCATTTCATTACCACTACCAGGTGGTTGCATTGTAGGAGGTTGACTCGTCGATGCTACAGGATTATTATTTGCATCGGGAAGGTCCATAATTCTTGTAGTATATGTTGGATTAGGGTTTGCCATATCTTTGTATAGACTAATAGGGCTATCTAAAGATATTCATAATAACGAATTATTGTTTTTTCACTGGTTCAAAAAAGAAAACATAGAATTTTTAGACTCCTCTTCTTTTTTCTGTTCTTCTTTTACAGTACGTGCAACAGAGTCATCGATTTCTACGGTGCGTTTAATTGGGTCACATTTGGTAGGTATTAAATCATATTTATAACAAAATTCTCCGAATTGATATATTTTACCGTCAGTTTCACTTATAACAGGTCCATTAAAAGACAAACATGATTTATCTTTACAGGCTTTACGAAATAATGTAGCAAGTCCTAAACCCATCAAAATAGAAATCATTATTCGTCCGAACTTTGTAGATAATAAACGTGTCAATTTCATTTTTACAGTATTCTTCTATATCTAAACTGTACAAAAATATTCTATACGGCTCAAATGAAATAATAAAATTAGTTACTTTGAATAGGTATTTTAGAAATATCTGATTGATTTGCAGGACATTTCACTTTTGTCTCTTTAAACTGGAAGCAATTATTCGCTTTGTCTTTATACTGTACAAAATCAGCATTATCGGGGGAAGGATACACCATTATTTTACGGTCTTCTGGTTCAAAGACATATACGGCAAACATACCAAATGCAAAACTTGCTAAAAAAATAGGAAGGCTGATATATTTCAACGTAAGTTTCTCTCGGATTTTCTTTAGCATCATACTGTACAATATATATATTAATAAACGATAATATAATTTAGTTAAAAAACAGTATATAGAAACCACTAATTTATATAATGGGGGGATATCTATGGGTATTCCCTATTTTGGGTGCACCATTTTTGTACAGCATTGAGACCAAAACAAACAAAAATAGGTACCCTAATGCTATATTAGCTCAATTGGACAGAGCATATTTTACCAAAACAAGTAAAATAAAGATAACGGTTCAATCCCGTTATGTAGCTTATTCGTGTACATTTGTATATTATATATGTACTGTGAATATTTAGTCGTTTATTTATTTTACAGTAAATATATCTACAGATAATATAAATACCTACAGGTTTGAATTTATATTATGAAGATTAATTTTCAACAAATGTGGGAAAATATTCGTCCTAAAAACTTAGCAGATAAAGCAACTGGTTATACTGTCGCAGGGGTTCCTGCCGCTGCTGTAGGTTTTATTGGAGTTACTATTGTAGTTTTAGGTATAATGATTCCATTGTCTAGTACAGGAGATGACAAAGATGATGAGGAGAAAGAGTCCAAAGAAGAAGACGAGGAAAGTGATGATAGCGATGATGACGACGATGACGACGACGAAGAAGAAGCTGAACAGAAAGAAGAAGAAAAGGCAGAAGAAGAGAAGAAGGAAGAAGAGGAAAAGAAAGAGGAAGTAGCAGAAGAAGAGAAGAAGGAAGAAGAGGAAAAGAAGGAAGAAGCAGAAGAACAGAAAGGAGGCAAAAAAAAGAAGAAAAATAAAAAAAATAAAAAGAAGAATGGAACTTCAAAAAAAAAGTCGTCTAAGAAACAAAAAAGAAGCAGAAAAAACAAGACTAAAAGAAGTAGTTCAAAAAAGAAGAATTAATTATATAAAAAAAGTAATTTAAATAATTTTTTTTATATCTGAATATAAAAACGATGAGTATTATTGATTCTTCTGACTTTACCAAGTGTGTCTCTAAGCTTAGAGAATTCTTCACCAACAAGGGATTTATGGAGGTTCATACCCAGAATCGCCTAAGTATTTTAGCAGCTTGTGAGGATCCTAATACCATCGCTACATATAACTATGCAGGAGAAGTATACCCACTTCCACAGACTGGCCAAATGTGGTTAGAGTATGAGATGTTGAAACATCCAGAGCGTGCTCCTGGGTATTTCTGTGTCAGTACCAGTTACAGACAAGAACCAAATCCAACACCAGGTAGACACGAGATTATCTTCCCTATGTTCGAATTTGAAATCAAGGGTGGAATGGACGAGCTGGTCAAGATGGAAAAGGAGCTATTAGTCTTTCTCGGGTTTGGTGCAGAAGAATCTATGAAAGAAGTAGATTACCGTGAGACTGCAAAAAAGTACAATGTACCAATTTTGGAGAATGAACATGAAGAACTATTGTGTAACGAGCATGGTCCTGTAGTATTCTTGGAGAATTTTCCGATTGAGACATCTCCTTTTTGGAACATGAAGATGCACGATGATGATAAGACCACTTCAAAGAAGGTAGATGTTCTAATGTGGGGTATGGAGACGATTGGTTCTGCACAACGTTCCACGGATAAGGAGGTTATGAGAGATATGTTCCATAATATTAGTGAGAAACAATATTCCGAGAAACTATTCGGTCTATTTGGTGCACCAAGAGTTGAGAAGGAGTTGGAAGAGTTCTTGAAGTTTGATTTCTTTGAACGTTCAGGTGGTGGAATTGGTATGACACGTATGATTCGTGCTATGAAGCTTAGTGGTTTGATTTAAACCATTGAAGAGATAATATTTTACAGTAAAAATAGTTTTATTTATTGTAAACTAAACTTGTTCAATGCACCTTGCAAAGAATGCGGAAATTTCGGGTTCATTTGTACCAGATACCATATCATCAGGGAAACATCCTGCGTTGCCTTGAAAATAAGCTAGGATGGTTGGAACGCCTTTTAGAACTTTCTTTGTTTTTAGGAAACCGTAAATATCAAATGCTTCATCGATATCGATTTTCAGAACATTGATAGTATCTTGTGGCAATTGAGACAACTGATTCTGTACAAAATTCTCGATTAATTTGCAAGGTCCACACCAAGTGGCACCAAACTTGAGGATAATAACACCAGGATTTTCATTTTCCAGTAAGTTTTTCAACTCGTCTCTCTTTGTAATCTTTGTCTCAAGAATCATATTGTACAAATAATATAATTACGTTTTATATTAGTTATATATTCTATTAACTTTTCTTCATAAAAAATAAAAATGTCGTCAACACATAATTTGAAGATTGAGACATATTCTTTTCACGAGATTCTTGGATTATTCAATTTAACGCCAGATACAATTACACACGACACAATGAGAGATGCGAGAAAAAAAGTATTGTTTATGCATCCCGATAAGTCACGTTTACCACCAGAGTATTTTTTATTTTACAAGAAAGCGTTTGAAATGGTGGTACGAATGTACGAGAATACGACTCGTACTACACAAGAAATCGACCCGAATAAAGTACATACATATGCCCCAGAAAAACAGTCAGATATTTCTCGTAAACAGATACAGAAAACGATGGGTGATATGACAAATGAACAATTCCAAGAAAAGTTTAACGACCTCTTTGAAAAACACAGTACAACTAATAAAAACAGAGATAGTACAAAGAATGATTGGTTTACAAATGAGACAAATGAGTTATCACCGACTGTAAATAATGCAAGTGATTTAACAAGGGAGTTCGAAAGGATGAAGACCAAGGCAAAAGAGACAGGAATGACAAGGTATACAGGAGTGGTACCATTAATGATGACAGGAAATGCGAATACATCAGGATTATACGAAGAAGACGGAGAGAACGACAATCAGTATATATCATCAGACCCTTTCAGTAAATTAAAATTCGATGATTTACGGAAAGTGCACAAAGACCAAACAATTATGTCGGTAAGCGAATCAGACATGAATAATATTACACAATATCGTACAGTAGAAGAATATCAACGAACGAGACACGATGTGAAACCTATGGAGCGTTCTATTGCAGAACAACAAATCTCAGAAGAAAATCGTATATATGAAGAACAAGTTCGAAAGAGACAGTACAAAAGTCAATTGAGAAGTGCAGTGGCGGAACAACAATCTAAAGAAATGTTGGGCAATTTCTTAAGACTCACTTAAAAGAGGTTTCCCTTTTTCCAGGGAAACACGCCAATGTTCACGATTATCATACAGTACATAATATTCAGGATATTGGAAACGGAAGAATTCTCCCATGTCTTTACTGTAAATACGATAAGATATATCATAAATAGTGTATTCAGTATCAGTATGGAAATTAATATTTTTATGTGTGATCGGTTCACCAAATAAATGTGAATGTACATTATTTATTGCACGTGTGAATACGCCTGGTCCTGTCATTTTATGAATATCGTTCGGATATCGGTTATTTTCTACATTATCGACAATAAGTTCGACTAACTGTCTCAAAATCGGATGTCCAGGTGCGAAAATAAGTACCCATTGTGCATATAAATCTGGATTTCCTTCTGCGGTTATGATGGCTTGATTGTGTTGTTGGATTAGTTCATCCAAAGGTCTATCTACAGCAGAATCAATATCGAAATAAATGCCACCATTTTTCAGCAAATACAAATATCGCCAGAAGTCTATTTTGGCGACTAATATATTTAGTCTCATAAATGCATTTACCACTTCTTCTGGGAAATTCATTTGTACGAAATTATCTAATTCTGATTCTTCTGTGATAAGGGTGTATTTGTAGTTAGGATTTAATTCTTTCGTTTTTTTAATCTGGTCCTGTACAATATAATGGTTATGATTTAGACCAATTGCTACTTGAACTATTTGTTTAGGAATCATTGTCTCAAATGCGTTATACGAGACAATCATAAAAAACTTTTTTTATATGAACTAACCTGTAATTTTCAATAATCTGTACAGTATACGTTTCGCGAATTGTCCGTCACTGGGGTAGTGTATTCCAGCCTGTACACGAACTAGGTCACATCTTTCAGCTAATGTATCGAAATATTGTTTTTTTGCTGGATAACGTTTTCCTAAAACATCTGCTAAAAAGTATGCTTGAAAAGCGTGTCCTGCAGGATAACTTGGTGTTTTATCAGTTGTAGATTTCATTGGTACAATGTCTCGATTCATTTGATAAGGTCTAGGTCGATTAATTCCATATTTTGTTACATATACTGTAAATAATATAGGTATACTGGTAATAATAGCACGTAATTCTTCAAGAGGTTCATCAACATAATCGACAAATGCATGGACAATAGATGGATCAGTTTTCCTAAAGAACTGCTCATCGTCAACGCTGCGTTTTTGGGTGATTTCTAATACGTATTTTGCTTCTTCTACACTGTCTGGATAGATAGGATATGTCGGTAACGCATAAATATATCGCTTTTTTGCTGTAATAATAATACACAAATAGAATAATATTAACAGTACACTAAATTCTACTAAATTCATTCCCAAAATGCTATACCATGAACGCATATTTCAAATAATTCGCTAGATTTATGTGCAGTTTTACGGTACACTTATTAATAAATGTTTATTGTAAATAATGTATTTAAATAAAACATACTTATATTAGTCATATAATAACTTGATTTGAGATGGTTCGTGCTACTGCTACCCCTGCTGCTAAGAAAGCTCCTGCTACCAAGCCTGCTGCTGCTAAGGCTACCAAGACCACCAAGAAGACTGATGCTCCTGCACCTGTAGAGGCCCCAGTTGTTGAGACCCCTGTCGTTGCTGAAACTGATGCTGCTGCTACCGAGGGTGCTGACAAGAACACCCTTAGCGGTGCTCTTATGGAGGAGATTGCTGCCTTCAACAAGAACTTTGCTGTTTGGCAGTCAGCTGCTAATGCTATGAAGGTTAATATCAAGAATATTGCTAAGATTTCTGCTCGCGTGTCTAAGAACGCAGAGAAGTCATCCAAGAAGAAGAAGAACAACAACAGTGGAAAGCTTTCTGGATTCGAGAAGCCTACTCTTATCAGTGACGAGCTTGCTGTCTTCTTCGGAAAGGAGAAGGGAAGTCGTATGGCTAGAACCGAGGTCAGTAAGATGATCCACAAGTACGTCAAGGAGCATAGTCTACAGAACAACGAGAACCGTAGAATTATCCACCCTGATGCTAAGCTTAAGAAGCTTCTTGACTCCAAGGACGAGGAGCTTACCTACTTCAACCTTCAGAAGTACTTGAAGCACCACTTCAAGAAGGATGTTCCTGTTACTGCATAAATAAACCAACCAATTAAGTGAAAAGTAAAAAATAATAAAACCTAAAAAATGATAAAAACCGAATATGCTTTTGTAGCTCAGTTGGTTAGAGCATAACATTAGTAATGTTAAGGTCTTGGGTTCAAATCCCAACAGAAGCTCCAGTGCTTTGTTAGCTCAGTTGGTTAGAGCGTGCGGCTGTTAACCGCAAGGTCATAGGTTCGACCCCTATATGAAGCGCAACCTCGAATAGCTCAGTTGGTAGAGCGCCTGACTGTAGTTGTAAAAATCAAATATCGGGCGGTCATTGGTTCAAATCCGATTTCGAGGAAAAAAAGTATATCTATTGTTGTACTGTACAATAGATATAATCAAATACGACTTTTGTTAAAGGTTATGAAAATTTTCAAATTATGTAAATATACCAATATTACGTAAATTGCATTCTACTGAAGAAGGCATTCTAGGTACTTCTACAAATGGAGGAGGTCCTCTGCACACGCAAAGTGAACGAATATGCCCACTCGACCTGAAATTTCCGCAACTTACACAAGTTTTTACTGTAAAATGATGGCGTTTACATCTATCACCGTAGTAGAAGTACCACCTATTAGCGGTTTCACGGTCGACCAAATATTCTTTTCTGGTGTCAAAATAACTCTTCATTTCCTGTACTGCTACTAGTTTTACTTTTTTTGCACGAGTTTCGATATTTATAAATGCATAATCTTTTACGATATTTAGAACATCAGAGGGTAACCCCATATTGTTCAAGATTATTTGTTTGTGATTAAGTGAAGTCATGATTGTGTAACTCAATGATGAGTCTAGATATTCTGTTTTACACTGTACAAAAATAGGATATCAATTTTTCCTCAGAAAAGAATATATGCTTTTTTATTATAAAACTATATAAAATGGCACGTAAAAGTTATCCTAGTCCTCCACTACCAAGATATTCACCACCACCAAGATATTCACCACCACCAAGATATTCACCACCACCAAGATATTCACCACCACCTGCAGCTAGTCCTATTTTGAAAGAACAACCTAATCAATCTTCTTTAGGTAAAACATTAATGGAAGGGTTTGCATTTGGTACAGGGAGTTCCATTGCACGAGAATCGGTGTCTCGTATTTTTAACAGTAGCAGTACAACAATAACAACACCTGATAAGAAAAACGATAAACAACACAACTGTGAAAAAATGTTGTCTCAAATGAACGAATGTTTTCAGACAGACAATATATGTGGAGATCTTTTAGAAAAATACTTATTACAATGCAGTAATGAAAACTCATATTTGTACAGTAGTAGTTCGAATGTCTAAATGTCTTCCAGTGGACATTTGTGCGACTTGGGCGAATCCCATTTGTTTTACCATAATACGGAGTGTTTTGAACACTTCGTACCAAGTTACACCTGCTTTTGGTTTGGACAATATTTCCACTAATGCGAATGTCATCGCACCATTAAATGTGCCATTAATATTGGCGTCAACGCTTTGTTGGTCGTCGCGACAACTACTCAGTAAAATAACTTGTCCAGGTGTCTCAACATATTGAGGACACGTTTTTTGTTCAGTGTTATCATCCACCAAGTATTCAAATCGTAAATCAAATATTGTACCACTATGACAATTGTCAAAAAATCCGAATAATTGTACATCAGGGCGCAAGTATGTTTGGATAATTGCCCTGAATTCGTCGTCTACAATATAGTGGTTTTCCGATGTTATAATGATTTCATCTTTTCCATCATCTTCATCATTACTCATATCTGGTACGTGGTATCCATGACCACTAAAAAAGAAAACAAGAGTATCACCTGCGGTTGCATTTTTCAGTAAATTCATAAAATGTAAAATAATATTTTTACGGGTTGGTTTCACAATAGTTGTCTCAGTTATAAGTTGAATATTTCTTGGGTCGTATCCATATTTAACAATTAAAAGGTCTTTCATTTTCTGTACATCATTCATACAGCCTTCCAATTGATTTTCTGTACCAGTATAATTAATACCAACGAGACAAGCTTTTTTCTTTTTAGATTCTTCTATTTTTTCATATTTGACTTGCTGGTCATATATGTTTTTACTGCGTATTTGGTCTAAAAAGGTTTTCTGTTGACAATACCAATTATTTGTGTGATTGTTGTAATGGGTTTTGGTTTTCGGTTTCATGTTCGAAGCCTGAATATCTGCGACCGATTTTGTAAAAAAATCGTTGAGTTTTTTTAAATTCATTAAATATGAATCTTCGATTTTTTTTATTTCTTCATTCATTATTTGTACAGTATATATGATATGTATAAATAATTTTCACTTATACAGCACTTTTCATAAGCATAGTCATCATGAAGCTTTCTTGTTTATTCATGTTCTCGTACTCCTTTTCATTTTTCTTGTAATGAATTTCATAAGAATGCTTGAATGGTGGTAAATTCTTGCACAAGTATTCTACTACACACGGATGCTTCAAAATTTGTTCGACTAGTTTGCACAATTCTTGTAACTGTTCTTGAGTTTTTTCCCACGGGTGTCCCTGTAATAATAATTCTATAAATTTATTACATAAATCCTTACCTACAAAGTATTCCTCATAGATATGTCTCGAGACATCAGGAGGAAGACTCTGAATGAGTTTGATAGTCTTAGCCAATTCGACACACCTGCCTTTCTTCTCGTGTAATTCTTTAATAATAGAGTTATTCATAGTTAGTTTTTTACTGTAAAAGTAAGTATTTATGATATGAGTATTGGTTCTAATGAAATAATCAATTTTTTCTATAGTGAGACAAAAAATTGATTATTGATTTCACAAAATGAATGTACCATCAATATTATTATCAGTTCTACTTCTACTTCTACTTCTATCTTACAGTCCAGTTCAGTTCAGTTCAATATGAATACTCAGCCAATTGTCAATCAAGAAATCAAAAATCCCTTTTCGATGAAAGGTAATTTGAGTGATTTCAAGAAAGCATTCCCAGGTATTAGTAATCTTGACGAAGCATATGTGGCGCCTGTGGTACCACCAGTTAGACGTCGCGTAATAAAACAGAAAACAACATAAAAATATTTAGCTGTACAATAATAAGGCTTATAAAAAATGACTATTAGTGATTCTATTTCATACCGTAAATTAATAAAAGGAACTCATCATGATTCTTTTTTATTTATCCGACATCCACATAAATTATTGGGATACGGAGCATTGATTCATACAGTATATCGATACACTAGATTCTTGTGTACAGGAAGTATGTTTGATTATAAGCCGTACGATGCATATTTTATCATACCCCATATTGTACTATCATTGAGTTCTTTTTTATTTCCAATAAGAGAATCACGTGTTTTTTCAAATCAGATAATATGGCGAGAACTCCAATTGCATAATATTGTATTTTCGCTTCGTTCGTGTTCTATTTTACTGTTTCATAGTTTTTATGGCGACATTAAATGGTATGAACCTAACCTGTACATAAATTGTCTCAAGTTTGGAATAGTAATGTCTCATCATTTGGCAGCAGATATGGTAACTCATTTTTACAGTAAAGGGACTACGATGAGAGATATGGCTTGGGACAATCCTAATTCTGATTTGACGATTACAATGAAGTATTTTGCAGACCGATTCTACGCATTTTCACAATTTGGTGCGACTACATTTTTAATATTCAGTGAAACATTGCATATGGAAATAGCCTATGCAATATTGTTCGCTATACAGATTTCTACATTTTTAATGACATTGAGACTAAAAGGAATCATTTCAAATAATATGTGGCATTTTGTCTATTCCCTTGCACTATTAGTACCTTCATATGTTATTGTACAGGGAAAAGGGAATGAAGGTACAATGTATACGATTCTATTTTATATTTGGAGAGTAATGCTGAGACAAAATAAGTATATGGGTTGGTGTCTCATTTTAGGATTACATATTGTACGAAATATGCAAATATTCGATATAAGTGATCATCAATATGTATGAAGTGCGATGTGCACCATTTACCTTCTCTGTAAAAATAATTCGATAATGTAAAAAATACGACCATATTCACTACACAAAACCAAAATATATAATTAAATTCATCTGTACAAAGAATATTATATGCTACCATAGTGCAAATAGATATTCGTGCAAATATTCCATCTATCTTATGTATATTGGTTGCCTGATTATTTATAGGGTCATACCAAAATAGAAGTGAGACAATTGTCTCGAAAATAACAACACACATAATAAAAGTGGGTACTGGCAAATAATGATGTGTGTACAGTACCCAGATGAATGGAATCATGAAAGTAGAGGAAGTAAAAAAGGGCAATAATAGAAGGTATCTTGTCTCATATAAATAATATTTTACAGTAGGAACCAGTACAATATTATCATAGCAAAGTGTATCGTCGATTACTGTATAAGTATCACCATCGTCTAATATTTCCTGTTCAGCATCAATGATTGTTGTCTCGTTCTCCATTTATTTTATACAGATATTATTGTTTATTTATACGTATTTCGTCTTCCCAATTTATATCAGTTTTCGGTTCTTTTTCAGAAGGCATTGTCTCATATGTATTTTTAACAACATATTTTGAATTGAACCGCATATTTAACTTGTCGAAATATGAGACATTAAGATTGTTGAAATGTACAATAATTTCATTGTTATCTACTAGAAAGTCGTCAGTTCCGAAATCTGAATATTTATTAGGATACAGTACATACAAATGAATCATGCGATGAGTTAAGATTTCTTCAGCTAAACGTTGGTAATATTCTGTCTCGTTTAGTGTGTTTTCAAGATTGAGATTTGTTCTAGGTATTTTTAATTTACATTTTTCGTCTCTATTTATGCAATATGAAGTATCACCATTTTCATTGCATTTTTCTGAACATAAGTGTACAGTATGAATACCCATTAGTTCTGATTCAGTGAAATCTTCGAACACAAAATCTTCTTTTCCTAATTCTTTTAGTTTTTCCTGTAAATCATCTAATTTTTCTTTGAAAGATAAATCTGATTTGTTGTATACTGTAATAATATCTTTGCGTATATTCCTATTCTTAGAAAAGGTGTTAATTAGTTGTCTCATTTTATTACGGAATGTAATAAAAAATCGTGATTCTAAATCAATGTAATGACTTTTTTTATTCTTGGGTTTTGGTTTGCCATTTAGGAGTGCTTTATCTGTTTTGATGTGGTCTCCTTCATAGAGAGGTTCTACGTCATCCAGTTCGTCACCGAGTTTTCCATCTTTCCCGATTTCGGTTGGTTCAACAGGTACAAAATGATGAGATTCAGTTAAAATTCCAACCACTTTATTGTTTTCTACGATTCGATTAATTGGTTCACACTTGTAATTCGTTAGTCGCTTCATTCGTTTAAGCATTTCGATTGTACTTTTATATGCGTTTCGTATTTCCGAACTATCGATTGAGTGAAAATTCAAATATTTCGATGCAAGTTGATGGTTTACAGTAGAAGCATAACAAGGTATCATAAATTTATTGGAGGAATTGTGTTCTTGTACAAGAATTCCAACAACTTTATTTCGATTATTCCATACTCCTCCAATAACTTTGAATTTGTCTTTGTTCTTTTCTAGTGTTAGGATTTTATGCAATGTCGTTGCATCTTCGCCGTGTTGGAATGTCTTAGTTACAGGGTGTTTCGCTTGACAATATAATTCCATATTTTTCATTATATTCCGAATAACTTTATGTACAGGATGACTTGTATTGGTATCTTCTAGGTAAGGAATTGTTTTACGTACGTGATATATTTCACTGGTTCCTTTTTTATCTGCTGTACTCGAACGTATCAAATATAATGGTGAATATATTTCTCCTACTTTCAATAATAGTATCACTTCTTCATTTGTAATCATATTAGTTGCATATGCGTGTGGACAAACTATACCAACCTGGTCATTGTTATCAAATAGTTCAACAATAATAAGATTATATCCACGGTAAAACAGTTTATCATTGTTTGTGTTTATTACATCCCATAAGTATGTATAATCAACTGTACTTTCGGGGTCTCTTAAATATGCTTGAAAATTTTCGTAAGATGCAACAGTTGCTTTAAAGAATGAATTGTCTGATTCTTCTGTTTTAAAATGTTTCGCAAAATCTGATTTTATGTATTTATCTTTATTTACAATTTGTTTTTGGATTATTTCAGACGAAGGTTGAAATACAGATGCGACCGAACCATTATGAAGTCCTACAAATTTATCAAAAGTAATTGCCTCAGCCAAAATATTTCTGAACTCTTCTATGGATATATCTTCTTCGTCGTCGATTATTTGGTCAGACTCGACCATTCTTTCATAAGATAAAATATCTGCGAGACACGCTAAAAATGTATCCTTTTTGTTTTTTACTTTTTGAACACCATACCGTAAAAGAGCGTAGTCGGTTGAATTTGCAGTCAATCTATTTCCGTTAAACTCACATTGTAAAAATTTTTGTACAATTGATGGTAATTTGCCCATTCTTTTACTGGTCAAAAGCCTATTTTCACTTAATATTTCCCGCTTTTTTTCTCTCAAATTTACATCAATTGGTTTAAAATTAATTGTCGGAAGGGGGTCTTCTTGTTCATCGTTTCCTTGAACATTTTCTTCATCATTTTTTTCTTCTTTTTCTTTTTCTTCTTTTTCTTTTTCTTCTTTTTCTTTTTCTTTTTCTTTTTCTTCTTCTTTCCCTTTCTTTGCTTTTTTATTTACTAATTTATCCTTTTGTTTATTAGCAGATTCGTACACACTAGGATTACATTGATTTCTTACGTTTGCTTGTGAACCGTCCCAGTTTTTATAACAATTTGGATAACATATAGGATTGCCATCTTTATCGTATTTGTCATTATCTCCTGGAATTAATAATCCTGGATAAGGTTTGATTTCACCTTCTTTTTTTTTATCTTTATAATGTTCAATAATGAACTCATCTTCTTTACGTTTACTACGATGTTGTATTATTTTACCACAATAACCACTTTTGACTTGTTCTTCTGTTATTGGTCCTTCCATATTTGGTTTTGTACACCAATATTTTGGGCATATATAATACAAATCTTGCCCGTTTTTTTTACGATACTTCAAGTGTTTCTGGTAAAAATTATTTTTGTCCATTTTTTTTTGTTCATCAATGAATTCTTTATGACTTACCAACTCGCTTTCCGTAAGAATTACAGGTTTATCAGTATGTTGAACATTCACACGACGATTATACTGTCCTGAAATTATATCGTGTAATTCAGGGTCTCTTTGTTTAATTCTTGCAGCATAATAGTCTGATATGGAATTCCATTCTTTATCCTTATTTTTCACTCCTCCTACCACTCCTCCCGTTACCACTCCTCCCATCATCATTTCTTCTTCCTCGTCATCTTGTTCTTGGTTATTCGTATTTTTGCTTTCATTATCACTTTCATACATGTCATCTAAACTGATATCATCATCATCATCATCATCAGTAGCAGCAACATCAACATCAACATCATCGTCATCATCAACAGCAGCAGCATCAACTTCTTCATTTTTTTTGCCATCATCTTCTGGGATTGCATCTGCGTCAGGTATTTTTACTGTAAAACCCTTATCTGTGTTTGATTCTGCAATTTCAAGTTCATCATCTTCTTCTTTTTCCTGTACATAATCTGATAATTCATCATCTTCTTCAGAAACGTCCTCACTTGCGTGTGACCATAAATCATCTGCTAATACTATGTTTTCAGTTTCATTTTCATTTTCTTTTGGAATTTCAGTTTCATAAGTTTTAGGGAGTTCATCATTATACTTTGTGTGTTGTAAAAACTCTTTGTCTTGTATTGGTTCTACAATCTTGCAAATTTTCTTCATGTCTCCATTTGGATGCATAATTAAACGAATAACGGAATCGATTAGTACAGGTACAGTTGTCAAATATGATACATTATGGATGAACTTTACTGTAAAAACATAGTCATAAGAGAAGACATTATCGCGTACAATTGAGACAGTAAAACCTCCATTTTTACTATTACTTTTATCTTGATTAGTGTATCTTCCAGGGATGATACGTTGTCCTTCTCTGTCTTGGTACTGTGTTAAAATGAGTTCAGGGTCTTGATTTGGGAATTTATTTAGTATTGCAGATTTCAATGCAGAC